CAAGCTTGCAGCTTTCACGAAGCCGGGGTTATAAGGCCGCCGATAGTCGGAGTGTAGCGCAGTCTGGTAGCGCACCTCGTTCGGGACGAGGGGGTCGCAGGTTCAAATCCTGCCACTCCGACCAGCTTTTCGGCATTTTGAAACCGCTCGGGCCAACGTTTCGGCCAACGATACGCTTATTCCATGCTCTCTAAAATAATTTCACCACTCAAAATTGCTCTTGTAAAAGTTGTATTAAATTGTAATCGTGGCTTGCACACTGTAAACACGAGTAAGGGGGATGGATTCGCAAATGGTCACAAACAAAAACGATCGACGAGTTGACGCCGAAATCGTTGGCAATGACGAAGTTGCGCGCGCTTTAATGGTGCTTGTGTTCGACATAACGTTGCTCGATAAGACAGTCGAACGCATACGAATTCAGGTCGATGCGCTTGGCAAGCGACTCGGAGTGCCTGCGGCAGCCGAGGAGTAGCGCGCGAAAGGAGCGGCCGCCACGGGTGCAAATGCCCGTTCCCATTTCACGACGTACCGGCAGCAGCCCATGACAGGTCGCGCACGGCTGCATCGACACCGACGAGGAAGTCTGTCAACGACCCGGTGTTGTGAAGCGTGAACACTGCAGGAATCGCGTACGCCTCCGACGAATGACCGGCCGCGCCAGATCCGGCGCCCGGTCGCTCGACACGAACGATTATTCCGCCGGCTGCCGAAACGGCGTCGCCTTCGTTGGGAAAACGGCAATCCTCCACGACCACGGATGCTCCGACCGGAAGCCGATCGACGGCCGCTTGCCAGGCTCGAATCCAGATATCGGGCGTAATGATATCCCTGCCCCATTCTGTGCCGATCGTCTGCATGGCGTAACGTGGAGTCTTGCCGCCAAGCAGATCGCACGGCGTCTCTTTTAACGATCCCTCGATTTCTGCCTCGGTAAGCCCGAGCGCTCGCATCATGTCTTTAAGCGGGCCGGCGAAGCGCACGCGCGTAAAACCGAAATGCTTTACCAGGTGAGCCGCCGCGGTCGACTTGCCCGAGCCGGCGAGGCCGGTGAAAGCAATGACGGTGCGGGTTGAAGGTACGAGCAACGGCGCGTCGGTGATTGCTTGCATGGGGCGCATGTTGGAACAATCGGGGCACCTGCAACCGTGCGTATCGAAAATTGGAGATACTGCGTCGAATGGTCCGCCGATGGTCATTGCTGCGCTCCGTCCATGATTGCCGTGCGTACCCGGCTCACTTCGCCGAATTCACGGTGGTAGGTGATTGCTTGCAGCGAGCGGCCCGAGAGATAACCCGAACCGAAGTGCCACGCGTCCTGTGGAATTGGTGCCTGGTGCGTCTCGCAAATGACGCCGTTGTTTTCCGTGGCTACCTTCGCGGAATGATGCAGGTGGAAACCGTGCACGTAGCGATATTTTGTCGCGCCCCAATCGGCAGCGCGGCGCGCGGCCATGATGCCGGGCATTTTGTCGATTTTAACGGTATGCCCGTGCGTGGCACCGAGCATGACTTTGCCGAACCGATGCCAAAAGAACAGCGACGGATCGGCGTCGACAGTCACGCGCGTTTCGTTGCGATACCAGGCGAGCAGGAAATAGGCGATGGCGACGGTTGCGTGCTCGTCGTGGTTGCCCGGCAGTACGCGCACCGTAACGTGGTTATGGTGTCGCAGCGCGGCGTCGATCGTACGCACCATGAGCCGCGTCGCGGTGTCAACGATCTTTTGATAGCGTCCGTCTACGTCTTGCGGGGTGCCATTGGTCGTTTCGTTGCGTCGATTATCGGCGTGCAATAAGTCGCCGCCGCCGAGTACGATTGCCTGCGCACAGCTCGGCGAGCGCGCAATGGTATCCTCGATTGCGCGGCCAATGGTTGACTCGGCTATTTTTAGATCCCAATTCACCCCGACTTGTTTGCCCCAAGCCGACATTCCAAGGTGCCAATCGTTCGCTGGTATGAGTGTGAGCAAGTCCGCAGCGGGTGCCGCAGGAGCTGGTGCCGGCAATGCGGCCGGTTCGTAATCGACAAACGACGCGCGAAGCGCTGCGGCCAGTTCGAGCGGGTCAAGCACACCCTCGGTTGTCTTAATCCATTTGACAATTTCGTCGCCGTCGGGATTGACTAGGGCGGAGACGCCTTTGATTTTGTGACCTGCCGGAATGACAAATGCGTCGCCGTGTTCCGGCTTTTGCTGCACCGATTGTCCGGCCGGCCCGTCCGTCACCTGCGATATGCGGAAACCGGGCATGGCAGGTGCGACGCCGAGCAACATGCCGCGTTGCGCGGCGATTTTTATGCGGTGTCGAAAAGTATTTATCGGTATGTCGAGTTCACGAGCCGCAGCCGTTTTATCGCCGTGCGCTCTGAGCGCATCGGCGGCTTGCTGCGCCAGTTCATCGGAAAGCGGTGCTGTCGCCATTATGCGGTTGCGCTACCACGGGCAACAAGTCCGGCAATAACCGTATCGAGACGGCTTGCCATGTGCTGAAAATCGGAACGCATACCGCTTACCGCTTCGGTGAAGCGCTGTTCGGCCGCTGACATATCGCTTTTGGTCGCAGTTGTTTCGGAAATTCTGTCGATCCGTTGGTGCGCGTCGTGTGCGCTTTTTGCGGCGTCGGAAGCCATTTGTTTTATTACTCCCGCGTCGATCCACATTCGACCGATAGCGACAATCGCCAGCAGCAAACCCGCGCAAGCACTCACGATAGCAATTTCGGTTCCGGTCACACCGTCCATTGCGTTCAATACCCTGGACAACGCAGGTTCGCGCCAACGTCGTTTCGTTGGTCAATAGCGGCTGCCAACGACTTACCGGCATGCCATACGCTCGCTGTGTTGCCGGGGTTGTAAAGAATCGGAGCGCCGAGCGCTTCGCACACGGGAGCGAGGTTGATAATCTTTTCGCCGCCAGCCGTGCAGCCGCAAAGCAGCGCGAGTAACACCACCGAAACTAGAATCTTCATTGATCGGTCGTCCATTTGCTGTGTCCGATCGATTTCGGCCGTTTTGATTTCGCTACAGCCGTATGCACTTCGTTGACTACAACGACGGCCTTGGCTGCATATCGGTTAGCGTCGTCGTGCGCTTGCACCCACATGGCACCCATAATCACAGCGCAACAAATCGCAACCCAAATCAGGTCAATGCGGAATCGCATGACCAATTTTCCAAATATCGGAATCTGCGTTTCGAGCCATCCGGCGCACAATTCTAAAACAACGCAGACGATAGCGATTGCCGTTAGTGTTCCCCATTGCAACACCATCGGCCACGCGCCGGCAAAAAACAGTTTGACGGCGAACCATGCGCTGCTTATCACGGCGAATTCTCCGCGTTCGGCATTTTGCACCAGGTACGATCGGACCATTTCGGATCGAGCCGTCGCCGGTTCGCTAGGCCCTTGCGCCATTGTCCGCCGGCATATTCGTGCCAATTAGCGAACGCGTCACAGGCTGCGTCGGGCTGGCCGGCATTGAAAAGATTGACCATCGGCGATTTACAGACAGCGGCCGGACCAGCGTTGTAACTGGCGTCAAATAAACTCGACCATTGATGGTCTGTTAGATCGACGTGCACGCATTTTTCGATCGGCGCGAGATACCGCGGAATATCTTTTTTGAATCGTTCCAGGCATTCGGGAACGGTGAATTTTTGTCCGGGCTTGACTGTCTTGTCGTCGTAGGTCGTTTGGCCTATGCACCACGTCAGCAGACCGTTCGCGAGTCGGTCGGGCTTGGCGGTTAAATCCATGCCCTCCCAATGGGGAGTCAACACGAGAATGAGCGCGGCAACGGCTGCGCCACGACGAACGGAAGCCATTACTCGACCCCGGGTTGATGCGTGATCCGTGCGACGACGAGCAACAACGACATTCCAATACAGAGCAGCGCGAAATCGAAACGGTCGATTGATTCGTAGAAAGCCGGCAGCGCGTAATATGCGCCCGATACAGCTCCCCAAAACAACGCAATCCAAACGGTTGCGAATTTGTGCGCTTGGCGCCAGTTCGATACGAGCAGTTGCGGAGAAGAATCGGCCATAGGATTCAATTCAACCTATTCGTTCAAATTGCATACTATCACCATAGGCGTTTACTGTCAACGGTGCTTAAGCAAACTCCTCGACCGAGAAGCGGCGCCGAGTGAGCGTAAGATTAACGGAGCCATCGTTAGTGTCGACAAGCACTGCGGTATAGGTATGAACTAATGCGTCGTTTGAGGCTATTTCTAAATTCACCGACGCTCCCATGACACCGTTCTGTCCGTTGCGTATCCAATCCAATGCAGTAGTTTCGGAATCGCGAAACAAAGCAATGACGTGTCGATTGCCGGAGTTATCGTCATAACGATAAAAAAATCGTAGACGTGCGCCGGTCTTGCGTGCAGTATAAGTCAATGTCGCATTATCCGTAAGATGATTTGGGGTAAGCGTCGGAGCTACCGTGGCCGAGTAAGCATACGTGCCACTGCCGGAATATGTCGTGTTGCCCGTTGCCGTAAATACCGATAACGGGTTTCCGATGATGGCGCCGGCCGACGAAATCCACGACGTACCGTTAAACGTGTATTGCGTGCTATTTGACTTGTCGTATATCGACCAGCCGGCGGCAGGAACGTAATAAGTCCACGCGCCGTTTTCATAGCGCGCGATTTGTGTATCCTTGCCGGACCATGCGCCCGTAGCGGACGGCCCGACGACATATTCGACGTTTGCTGTCGGAGATCCGGGCGGTGCGGTCGTTGTCTGATTTTCGACGTACCAGCGAACCTTGCCGCCGCCACCCGACATATTCGACGGCAGAATGGCACCGGCACTTAGCGCCTGCGCGCCGAAACCAGCGGTCCATGTGCCGCCCGTTGTAAGGTGCCAAAACGTGTCGGTAGCCTGGTCGTAAAGCATTTGACCAACGGCTGCGATTTTGAATATCCAACCCGACGCCGTATATATCGCGATTTTGTTGTCCTGGCCCGACCAGTTCGTGCCGGTCGCCGCCACCGGCACGCGGTACATATCGCCAACGCTCGGCGAAACCGGCTGCGCACCGGTAGTGCTGTTGATAACCGAGTAGGGGAACGCAACCGTCGACACCTTGTAACGCTTGCCGTCGCTGGTCACGAGACACGTCACGCCGTCGTGCGCCGTTGTGCTGTCGGTCGAGTCGTAACGAAATAACGTTCCGCTTTGAATCAGGTACAGCGGAATCGTGCCGGTGTCGGGGTCGACCGCGACAAACGCCGTGGCCGATTCCGCTGCAGGCAGATCGAGGCAATAAGCGAAACGCCGAATCGCCATGGCACGAATAAGGGCATGGTCGGCGTTTGCGTTGGCGGGAAGGGCGGCGACTGCTTCATGCGCGGACATTGTGTTTTCCTTTTAGAGCAAGTCAATCGGAAAAAGCGTGAAGGGTTGTTCGTCAACGGCGGCGTTCCAATCCGTTTCGATCGACCCGTCGTATTGCGTCAACGCGAGACTAATCGACGAAAAATCGTCTGAAAATCCCCATCCCGTTACCTGGTATTGGCCGTTTAATTGCGGCCACAACACACTCGCAAAGTTTCCAACGCTTCCGAGCAATTCGTCGTCGATATTGGCGAGCAGTGAAATGTCGACCGGAACGGTGATTGTCTTGCCGAGGCGAGAAGATTCGAGGAACGCCTTTTGCAATCGTTGCGCACGTCGATTGTCGAGTGTGTAGTCGAGTTCGAGCGTCGCTGGCAAAATCTCTTGATCGGAGGCTTGCAGGTCGGTACGCGAAAGAATCGGCCCGTCGATAACCTGATAATCTTGCTCCGTCGCAACGAACCGCACCTGCAGTTTATTGACGAGATCACGCTTCGCTTTTGCCGATTGAAACTGAAACGACCCGGCGATGATTTTATCGCTAATCGTAAACGTCGGCGTCTTTGGCTTCGACGACGATATCCAAACTTTACCGGCGCTCTCGCAAAGCAGCCCGCGATTCGCCGTTAGAAGTTTCGGCACCACGTCATAAGGCTTTTCGTTCAACGTCAGCACGCCGTCGATCGTGTAGCGTTTAATGTACGTGCCGTCTTTGCATGCGACCGGCTGATCGTCGTAGTTCGCCGAATCTGTAATCTTGTCCCACAAGATGTTCGCCGTAGGGATGCGGCCACCCCACGGCTGCGTGAGATAGTACGCTTGGCAAAGCGTGGCGTTGTTTGTAAATTTCCAGGTGGTCGGGTCGGAAAGCGATTGCGTCGCGTCGCGTGGGTCATATGCCGCTGCGCCGCGCACGTTGAAGTACGCCACCGGACGCGAAACCTGACCCCAAAGTTGCGTAAATTCGGTCGTATTCGCTCCGAAGTGATAGCGAAAAACCGCCGTGGCAATACCTGACTGCAAGAATTTTCTGTTACCTGATGAAAACAGCAATGCTTGTGCAAGTCCTACGACGTGAATCATTCCGCCGCCGGCCGATTGTTCCTCAAATTGAATTCGGAGATATCTGTACGCCGTGCTATTGGTAAAGGTTCGTAAAAGCGACGCAGCAATGTCGTAGAGGGTTGACGGTTCGACATAAAGATCGCTGTACGTAGATCCGTCATTCGAACCTGAAATACGGATGATTAGATTAACCGTATTGTTCGTGAATGACGTGTCAGACGGCGCATAAATTTGAAAGGCGTTTATTGTCTGAGCATTTCCAGCTCCAAAATCGACAACAATGTTGCTTGTAAGTGCGCCCGTTCCTTGTAAATACGCTGTTGAAACTTCCGCTTTGTTTATATTACCGTCAAACACCGTCGATAACGCGGCCCCACTCATCATGTTTCCCGATAACGCGGCCCCCGACGCGTTGACCGGAGTTAACGACAAATGCGGAAAATCTTGATTCAAAAGCGGATCGATCGCCTGATTTGTCGCACCGTAACGGACGGAAACAAGCAAACGGGTCGGATAGCTCGGCTGTCCGGTGACGGTGGCGGGCGTTAGAATCGTATTAGGGACAAGTCCACCGGAGAATGCGATTTTGTTGACGCCGATCGTGATGGCGTCAATTCCTGAAATGTTCCCGTTTGCTATAAGGATACCTTGATAAAGATAGGGTGTTATCGTTTGTTCGAAAAACAGTGCACCGCCGACGTAAGCGTTGCCTAGAATTACACGCTTGTAAGGTAGCGCTTGGCGTTCCGTGACTTGTGCCGCTTGCGTTGTTGAAGTATCGACTGACGCGTTGAGTTTCTTTTGCAACAATGACGACGCGAGCGAAAAACCGACCGCGAGTCCGACTGAAACGATAACGCCACCAAAACCAGCTAAAAACGTGCCCGACAAAAGCGCAGTAAGTCCGATGGCGGCGGAAATAGGATCGTGTGCCACTGCGGACGCCGGCACCATGACAGGTCGCGTATTGATTTTCGGGAAACTTACTCGCGTTCCGTACTGGCAATCGTCAAGCACCGACCAGGCTGCGGCAACGTCGCGCGCCGGAACGCCCGTGAATCCCTTTTCGTTGCGACCGACAAACCAGCCCGGCGCGCGGCAAATGACCGTGGCGAGTATCGGTTGTTTACCTTTGGCCGTTTCAACAACGGTCCATGCTAAACCGAAATCGCCAGAACGCGCCATTTCAGGATTTATGCGTTTCCACTTGTGACGACGGGCGACTTTTCGTAACGCACCTAATAGACCGTCACGTCCGAGCACACGCATTGCGCCACGCCGCGAACGATAACGCCCGCGCAAATCTTTGGCGGGGTCATAGCCGAGCGCTTCATGCACTGCGTCAGCAGCCCACAGGCCGCAATCGTCGACGCCCCACTGCATGACGTTTTTACCGGCACTGTCCATGGCAGACAGCACAGCAAGTTCGAGACGTGTGCGCGGCGTCAGCTCGGCGACCATGTTAGATCCTGATTGACGAGCGACGGAATCATATCGAGGCCGCTATCGAGCGGATACGTCAAGCGCTGGTTTTGTGGTGTCCACGCTTCGTCGACCGAACGGTCGAGCGTATAAAATCCGGTATGCGCTGTTATCTCGATCGACGCCGTACCGTCGGGGGCAATTTTGAACGTCTGAAAATCGAGCGTTGCGTTGACGATCTGATAGGGGTCGGGAATAACGCGGTCGTTTTCGTCAAAGCATGCCAGCCACGCCGAGCCGTTGCGATTATAAAGTACGTCGTTAAGCTGCGCGATCAACGATGAATCGACACCGTTTATCGCGAATACAATGTCCTGCACCGCAATTGTCGTGCTGTGCGTAACAGGCGCAATGCTTCCTAGCGTGCCAGCTCCGGTCCACGAGTGGCCGTTCCATGTCCGTGTACCGACGCCGGTATGAAAATAACCCGTGCCGGAAGGATGCTCGATCGCCACGAAAACGCCGTAAGGTCGTCCGTCAAGCAGCGCTCGCGCCATACGTTGTGTGAGCGGGCGCGTCATTACGGCACCAAATCGATCGCTTCAATAAGCGAAAATCCGGCGTTCCCTGTGCCGCCATCCGTCATTTCGATTTCGCCTTGCGTATCGTCGGCCAGGCGAAATACCGTGGATGCGAAACGCAACCCAACTTGATCGCCGACATTAAGGCCGGTTCGCAATCCCGGCTCGATCGCCACGCCAATTTGACCGCTTGAATCGGAACTGCCGCCGTACATCGCCTGGTAAAGATGCGGAACGGAGCCGGGGATTCCGCCGGACTTGACCTGTAAAAGATCGCCACGACGTAACGCGTTAGCCGTGGATACAGGAAAACCCTTCAACTTTATGTAACGGTCGCCAGCGCTGGCGACCGCCGCGACATATACATCGGGCGGCAGATAACCGTTCGCAAAGCCTGTTCCGTCGGTGAATCGAGTACCGTCCGAAAACGTGCTTGTCGTGGCGGTTAAATGACGATCATACCATGGAGCTAGGCGGCTCGTGTCGGCAAGACGCAGCAAGCCGGCTTGCCCGCGAAGTCGTGCGAAAAACGCGTCGAAGTCCATACGCATCGGGTCGCGCATTGGCGCCATCGTCACGTCGGCGAGCCATAATTGAGCGAAAGGGCCTTTAACCGAACGTGCCGCAACCGCAAAACGGTTTGCCACTTGCGACATGGACCGCAGCCGATATTTTTGGGAAACGATAAAGCCCGGCTTTGCGCCGAACGCATCGCCGTACCATTCGGAAGGGAAGTCATACACCGCGACCATTACCCGCTCCTCGGAAGGTACGTGCCCGGTGAGTTGCGATGCAGTTTCGCCACATCTTGTACGGTCTGTTGTCGCGTACGTTCGTTCGACGCGTCAACGTAAGCACGCATGCGCGCCTCGGAACCGGGATCTGCGTTTGTGAAATCGTAATAATTATGGTTCGTGACGCTCGGCGCAGATTGTCCGACCGGCGCGAGCGCTTTCATTTGACCGGGTGTAAACACGCCTTCGCCGCGCTTGGCGATAATCGGCACTTCGCCGTCGACAATGCCGCCCGTATGGAAACGCGGCGCATCGTCGAAATACGCGGGATGAATGTAACGTGTGGCTGGAAATTCGCTACCGACAATCGCGCCCGTATGTGCCACAAGCGACGCGGCACCACCAACACCCGAACCGGCACTGCTTACGCTGGCCGTGCCGCCTCCGAGGCCGAGCAGGCCGAGCAGACCGCCCCCGCCTGTCGTTCCACCAAACAGGCTTGATATCGCGCGATTCGATGCGATGCTGATAAGCTGGTCGGCTACTTTCGCCAGTTGATTTGCGAGCGCCGGCAATAACTGCGTTCCGCTGCGAATATCCTGCAGGAATCCGGTAAGTGCTCCACCCGAAATACTTTTCGTCGTCGTGAGTGCGTCGTTCATACGAATCTGGCCGGCGATGGCGTCGTTCATGTGCTGTGTATAAGCATCGCCGTAGAGTTGACGCATTTGCGTAGCGACTTGTTGCTCGGTGTCGTCACGACCAAGTTGCGACGTGTTAAACGTCAAGTTCGATTTGGCTTGCAGATTTGCGGCGGCTTGCGCCGCTTCGCCGAGCGCCTGCGCTTCATTGTGGAGCGCGGCGCTTTGCTGATCGGTGAGCGAGATACCGCGCAGACGGAAATCGGCCAGCTTAGTTTGCTCGGCGCGATACGCGGCTACGGCACCAGTACCTAGGCCGACGGCACCAGCGTTGATATTCTCCGCGTCGGTCGATTGCCGGATAGCGATAAGCCCGAGCGCCGTAGCGGCGGCGTACGCCTTGATTGCGTCGGCGTCTTTGGTCGTAACGCTAACGCCAGCCAAACGTGCAAGCGTGAGTTCGTTTTCTTTTTGCGCGGCTTGCTGTTGCAAGTTGGCAAGAGGCCCGAGCAATCCGATATATTGCTGTTGCAAGGATATCTGATTTTTCAGCACGTTCGGATCGACAGTGCCGCCGCCACGAATCGACGCAGCTTTAGAATTCAAACCGTTTTGCAAACCGGAATTGGTGAATTTGCCGAGATCGGAATTTGCGTTATCGAATTGTCCGGCCAACGTGTTTGAATTTGCTTTACGTTGCGACGCAGGATCAATCGACATGGATATAATTTTCGCCATCCAAGGCGGCATTTTCCACGAAGTAATTTCCACGAATGCGGCCTTGGCACCCGTGGTAAAGTTTTTCCAACCTGTGTTCCACGCTTCGTCGAATTCGCGTGCACGTTTGATTAGCTGCTCGTCAGCAGCGCCGCCGAATTGCGCAGCGGCGCGCGCCGCGTCCTGAATACCGACCGAGCCTTGCGAAAGGTATTGCACCCACTCGCGCGTGACCGGCAAACCCATTTGCTGCAAAAGCTGATACTTTTGCGCCTCGGTGCGCGCGTTGGCGATAAGGTCCGCAGCCTTGTAAAGATTCTGCGTGAACGAACCGGCTTGCACGTTATTGGCGCGGAACAGATCGGCCAGCGATCCCATGTTGTCTTTTGCTTGCGCCGTCAGATCCGAAAATTGCGTCATGCCTTTAAGGAAATCCGCCGTGTCGATTCCCTTAAAGGCCGCGACCGATTCCAATCCGTGAAGCGATTGCACAGTGCTTTCCGTGCGCTCTGACAACTCGCCCATGGCAAGTTCCTGCGCCTTGATCGCGTTGTAAGCGATCAAGCTGCCTGCGGCGATTGCTACGAAACTACCGATCAATAGGTTCGTCGGCGTCAAGAGTCCGCTGATCGCACTGCGTAGCCCGGAAAATCCGCCGACCAAATGCGCGTTGTCGATATAGAGGAGTGCCGCCATGCCGGCGGTTTGTCCGAACTGTGGACCGAGCAGCGCGAGATCGCCGACCAGGCCGCGGAGCACCATTCGTTGCCCGCGCAGCGACTCGCTTCCGGCGTCTACGACATTCGTGCCATTACGTTGTGCAGCGGCGTAAACGTTCAAATCGCCAACGGCGGATTGCAGCGACTTTTGTACGGCGGCATAAGCAGCCGTTGCGGGTGCGGCGGCGCTTTTAATCGACGCCGTGCTGGTCGCAACTGTGTTTGCCGCCTTACTGGCGACGACGGACGCTGCGCCCCACTTCGTTGCCGCTTGTTCAACTGCGGCCAATGCGGCGGCAGCGGGTGCGGCGGAAGTCGTAAGTTTATCGAGCGCTGCGGAGGCTGCCGTGGCTTGCGTACTGTCGATCGCCAAACCGAGGGTCGCAATATCGGCCATTCACCTACCTATTTCGCACGAGCCGCAGTTCTAAACGCCGCCATAACGTCGGCAGCCGGGGGCGCCTCTCCCAACATCGCATCTGCGACTGTCGAGCGGAGCGAAGCACCGTGCATCGCTAAAAGCATTTCCTTACGGCCTTCGAAGGCCGTTTCGATCGCGGGAATCGCCGTATCGAGCGTTTGTTGTTCGGTCCACCCGCACCAACCCATTCCGATTTCAAGCAGCCGGCCGATGTATTCCGACCGGCTTAACCTTCCCCCGGCGGGGGCGCCAATTTACCCGGCGTTTCCTCGACAGGTTCGCGTCCACCGTTCGAAAGCAACGTGAGATATTTGGTAAGCGGCCCAACAAGATCGGACATGCCGGCGGCGTAGACTGCCGACTTGATTTCCTTCGGCGGCTTGCCGAGGCCGGCGGCTACGATCGAGATATAGGCGGCGGAATTGAGCGTTGCGAGCTGACGGTATGCCTCGGTGTACGAACCGAAAAGCGCGTTGATTTCCTCCCACGCGCGCACGGTACAGCGCAGCGTGTGGGTATCCTCGCCGAGTTTAATATCGACTTCGCCGAGTGACGAAACGGCCATGTATCCCCCTTGGGTGGTAAGCGGTGACGCGCATACTATACATGCCACCGCTTACTGTCAACCCAAAGTTACGGAACGTGCGGCGTGTCGACCAGCGATCCCGACGTGATATCGAGGGTCGCAGTCGCCATAAGCACGCTGTCCACGCTGGCGTAGTTGGTTTCGTAGCCGGTGACTTTGGCCTTGAACAACTGCGTCGAACCGACCGGAATGGACGTTCCCGAATGGCCGGTGCCGGCCGAACCGGACGTGGTGATCGCCGTACCCGCCACGGAATTCGCGAGGCTCGACGAAACCGCGAACGTGTTGGCGGTAAGGTTCGAGTCGTTCGTGACGTAGTAGGTCGTTCCCGCCACCAGGCCGGTCGGCAGTGTACCGCTCGTCGCAAACTTGACGGCAGCACCGGCCGGAAGTCCGTGTGCGGTCCACGTCACGACACCGGGCGCGGCAACGGTAATGGTCACGGTCGACGTAACCGGGGCCACGGCGTCATTCGCCGTGATCTTGATATTATAGTCGAGATCGATTCCGAGTGCCGTCTGCAGCGCTAGTTGGCCGGTATTCGACAGATCCTTGCCGAGTCCAATCGCAACGTCGCCGTCGTCGAACGACCCTTTGAATTTTTGCGTCCCGCGCGTATTGAGCGGGTTGTATTTGACCACGTTGTATTTGCGGCCAAAAGAGGGAATCGTGACGATTTCGCTCACTTCGATAAAGGTATCGGTCGCACCGACAGCGGCAGTCGTGCCGATGTAAAGCCGTGCGCCGGCAGAGGTAGACGCGCCCATGGTATCCTCCGGGGTTTAAGTGATAATGACGTAAGGAATGCTCACGGGGTATCTCACCCACGGCGCATCGCGTAGCGCAGCCGCCGACTGAGGCGGTGCGTTGACTCGTAGCATGCGGCCACCGGCCACCAGTTCCGTACCGAGCGCAAAGCGCGCGATAATCAGATCGACCAAACGCAACGCTGCGGCTTCGCCCTTACCTTCGGGCACCACTGCGTCGACCTGGAAAATTCCCCGGTTGATATCGGAGCCGCCGAACGCCAGCGCGGAATGCTGCGTCTGCGCCTTAAGCAGCGGGTGCACTTCCAGGTATGTGATACCGATAACGGGAGTATATGCGACGAGGGGCCACGCAATCGGCGTCACCGGAGTTGTAATATCCGGTGTTTTCAGTTGCGCACACAGCGCCGCTTGTATCAGGTCGCTAATTTGTGCGTTCATGGATCACGTTCCCGCGCCATTACGGCACTCCGTTCGCGGCTGTCGTGACGACGGCGCCATATTCCTGCACGCTGGTACGCACCATGCCGGCTGGCGCTTGTTTCGAATAACCGTATTCGAGGCGGCGCGAATATGGCAGATTGTTTACTAGGTAAATAATATCGCCGGCTTTCAACTGCAACACAGCGGCGTCGACTCTCGAAATCGTCGCGCTGCCATCCTTGTCGAACAGTTCGAGCGTACCGGGCGGTATGGCACCGATTGCCACCTGCCAGTTGCTTTTGAAACGGCCGGTATCCACGGGCGACTTTTCAATCACGCGTGAAAACAAATCGAGCGCGACTTTGCGCACTACAAGATCGATGTTGCCCTTGGCCTTATCGACGAACCGCTTAATATCGAGTTCGAAGTTGCCGAGGGCCATATATCAGGTCCGCAGTTGCAGTATGTAAATGACCGCGACGCCGGATGGCGAAATCGGTTTCGAATCGATGATGCGATAAACCGTGCCGTCTGCCGCGACGAGCGTGTCGAAAGGCGTAGGCTTTATTCCGTTCGGCGGAACGATGTAACAAAGTCGATCGGTGCGCAGAATGTCCGCATTGTCCGCGTACGCCGGATACCAGCGCGGCAAATTGACGATAACGCCCTGCGTCGGGTAATTCGTGGTCGTACTTGTCGGTTCATAGTCGGTTCCACCCGTCACCGTCTGCCGACTCACGTTTACGATCTGCCCGAATTGCGTAAGCAGATTTTGTGCGACCGTTTGCAACGATGAATAATCGAACGGAACGACGGTCAAGATCGCACCATACGAACATTGCCGGACGTGCTGCCCGGCGTGGACGTAACGAGGCCGCGTAACAGTCCCTCGATTTTCACATACCGATCGACGGCCGGCGCACCGTCCATGTAAACGATATCTTGCTCGATCACGTCGACCTTATTGTGCGTGCTCTTGATCGCGTTGCCGCGCACAAGCACAGGTTCAAGCACGGTGCCGGTAAGCGCGAGCAAAGCCGCCTCGGCGGCGGCGTACGACACCTGCAGCGGCACGGTCGTAATGGGAATCGGCCAGCCGTTAATGTCAAGAAGCTGTTGCGTATAACCGCGATAATAGCCGCGCAAACCATCCACGCGCGGCCATGAAAGCGATTGCGTCTGCGTGGACGTAATGCCGACCCACCTATCACGGTACTGGTTTTCCAGGTACGACGTGCCGATGCGCAGCGCGTTTTCGAGGTCTATAGTCGTCCCTGTCCACGCCGTAACGCCGCGTGCCGCAAAATACGCCGCCGCATCCGTGAGCGAGATATAACTATCGGCGGCGGCGTCGCCCGGCGTGGCATTTAGGGACATTGCGCTACTCCGGTATCGACTGTTCGATCAACGCAATGGCTTGCGCCCGATTTTCGGGAGTACGGCCCGTAACGCTTTCCGCGAGCATGCGCAGTTCGCCGGGCGGTTTTTCGCGCCAGTTTTTCGGCAGGTTCGCTAACGGATGCGGCGGCGGACCCGGCGGCGGCGATAACGGGGGCAACGGCGAAGGCGGTAACGACGCGGTGTACAACGTGTGTACAGCCGCGTCGAAATCCGATGCGTTGATCTCCACGAAATCGCCCTGCGACGGGTGCGATGGCAAAACGCGAACCGTCGGAACCGTGGCGTGCGACATTACGCGGCCGGGACAGCCGGCGGCTCGACCGGAGCCGGGGGCGTTTCGGGCGCTGGCGCGGGCGGCTCGACCGGAGCCGGGGGCGTTTCGGGCGCTGGCGCGGGCGGCTCGACCGGAGCCGGGGGCGTACGATTCACGTCGTCCGCTTTTTGGTCGTGAAACAGTTCGTGTTTCAACGGGTCGAATTCGTCTTTGTTGATCTCGACGAACAAGCCCTGAGTTTCGTGCCACGCCTTAACGAGCACAGTTTCAACGGATTTCCACGACATTTTGTATCCTTCGGTTCGGGGATGGACTCTATGAACGGGCCGGGAACGAACCCCCGGCCCGTCTTACAGTCCACGCCTTAGCTTACAGTAAACTTAGGCGCCGAGCAAGATAGCGCTGTGCTCGGTCTTGATCGTCTTGACGCCCCACGCAGCCGAGATTTCGTACTGCATTTGGCGGTATTGCGCGTACATCGCGATTTCGAACGCGAAGCCCGAAATCGGGTCCACGATCGTCTGACGGTCGATTGCCAGGTCGCCGCCGTCCGGCAGCGCCGGCAGACGAGCGGCCAGGATAAGGGCCGAACGGGCGAAAACCATGTTACGCGAGGATTGCGCAACGATGGTGATTGCCTTAGCCGAAGCCGGCAACGCTTGCACAAGGCCGGGTGCCGCCAGTACGACGGTGCCGCCTGCAGACACGTCGGCGCTGCCGCTGACAGCCACGTACTTGTTCGTGTCGCCAGCGAACGTCAACACGTCACCGGCAATGATCGTGCCGGTGCCGGCCGAAGCCAGCGTGATCGTGGTCGCACCGACGGCGTAACCAGCGGTGTTCGAGGTCGCGGAGGCCGCAGTGCCGGCAACCGGACGCTTGACCTGGCCGGATTCGCGGATATCGAAGCCCTGCACCTGGCCGATCAAGCCCTGGCGAAGCATCGTGTCGTTGCCGGCTTCGTTCACACGATTCAGGTTCGGCAAAGCGCGCAAGACGGCGCCGGACGAAGTGCTGAGAATCATGTGCATGTCGCTGGTCGGCGCACCGTTGTCGACCAGGATTTTACGGGACTGTGCAAAGCCGGTAAGATCGGTCGCAAACGGATCGGTCGCGGCGGTGCCGTAAGCACGGGACGACGCGATGAACTGGCCGGCGAGATCGGCTTCCATTTCGTTCGTCAGTGCACGGAGCGCTTGCGCGATCTGCTGCTGCTGAATCGACAGGGCACCGGGGCCACCGTTATTAACACCGAGGGTCTGTTCGCCATTCCAACGGAACGGCACGCGCCGCGCCTTGGTAATGGTGAGCGACAGATTTCCGATGGTCTGATCGCCGTCGTCGGGCGGAGTCACACCGGGGGTGATATCCGAGGCGGTCACGGCCGGGGCCACGAACGAACGGACGGTTTGCCCGACGGCCGCGCGCTCGGTGGTGGGATCACGGGTGACGGCCGGAATGAAACCGACCAACTCACGCGAAACCACGTCGAGCGCAGAATACACGTCGGGAATCAGGGAGGTAAGCGTATTCGACATTGCGAGATCGTCCTTATGCTATGCGGGGCCGGTTGGCGAGCCGCGAGTTAATCGACCGGCTTAAAACCGGCCTTGATTTTCGCCGCCTGCTCGTAAGGCGTGAGTTTGTCCCACTCCGCACGAACAATCGACTTGTCGCCGGGCGTCTCGCCCTTCGCATCTTTCGGCGATTTCCCACCGCCGCCGGCCCCCGTTCCTTCGAACAGCGATGGCCACGATTTTTTCGCTTCCGTCACGAGATCGTCGAACGTCGCGCCGCCATCGGCACCGGCACCGGCCATCGGCGTTTTGCCGTCAGCCTGCATGATGCGAATTACGCGCTTGCCGTCCACGGTTTCGAAATTGATGCGCTTGCTCAGACGTTCGGTAAGCAGGTCGGTGCCTTCCGAAGTGGCTTTCGCTTTCGTAAGCGCACCCATAACGGAAGTTTCGATGATGGCACCGCGCTCCGATGCACGCGACGCTTTCAATTCGGTTTCGAGGGACGCTTTTTCACCGTCCCATTTTTCCTGTTTTTGTTTCAGGATAGCTTCAAAGTTGCCGGACTTTTTCGCAGCCTCGGTTTCGGCGGCGTTGGCGGCGGCGACGAGCGCGGCAACTTCCTCGGGCGTCTTGCCCGCCGCTTCCCACGTCTTGACTTGCTTTTCGAGCGTCGCGCGGCTCGCGCGCTCTTTACCAAGCGCGGATTTCAGGCCGGTAATTTCCGCCTCCGAAACGACGCCGGTAACGTCAAGATGAAACTTGCCGTCCTTTTCGACGTAGGCACCGCGCAACGCCTCGGGAACCGAATCCAATTTTTCGACAGTCAACTCCAACGACATATTACAGCCTCTCGCTGATAGAACCGGCTTCCCGCCGGCAGGGTGAATTACTGCCTAGGATTATTGAGCGTCGGATATGCACCTAGGATTCGATCCGTTCACTTTTATTCGTCGTACTTGTCGCGCAATTGCTCCGTCGTTAACGGGCGTCCGTTTTGGTCGAGCAGATCGCGCAATGTAATCTTGCCTGCGCGCCACAGCGCGGCTTTGCCTTCGCCGAGCACCGTGTCTTGTCGAGCGGCGGATTGCTTGTTCAGCCACGATTCGAACGTCGTACTTGCCGCGACCTGGCCGTCCATGGCCGCTCGTGTCGTGTGGGGCACTTCGTCAGCGTCGATACCGATATCGCGCCACGATTTCAGCACCGGAATGCTAGTCGAACGACAACCCCAATGCAACGCGCCCGGTCCCTCCAACCATGGCGGCGCATCGTCTATCGGCTCGTGCGTTTTTACGTCGTACTGGCAGCCGTCACGCGCGATGCACCATTCGGAAGTGCGCGTATCAAGCACGGAATGCCACTGCACAGCCGAAATCAGATCGGCGTTATCATCGTACGTTGCCGTACGTGCGGCGTTGGCTACTGCCTGCACCGATGCGCGCACCAGGCGCGTAGCCGATACACGCGATACGTCCATGAGGCCGGTCGTATCTTTTGTTCCGCGCACTCGATCAATAAGTTGCGCGTTCGTTTCGCCGAGTGCGATACCGCGGCGCATTTCATCGCCGAAACGATCGGCCAGCCCTTGCGCCTGGCGTGACCACCAATCTTTACTTGCGGCACCCTGAATCAACACGTCCGACGCCAGCGCCGACAACTCCCCACGTGTTAAACCAACGTCGGCGAAGTCAGCACGTACGGCGTAGTTGATGGCGTTCGCCGTCCACGTCGATTCCTTATCGGCAACGTCGCGCGTCTCGCTCGCCATAAGCGTGTTCGTCGATCGATACGCCGCCTGTATATCCGCCTCGACCTGTCCCTGCAGTTTGACGAGACGCCCTTGCTGGTAACTATCCGCCGTAGTTCCGGTCGGGTCGATTTTGGCGATTGCCGCCACAATGTCGATTTCGAGCTGGTCGAGCAGTTCGACGACCTTGTTTGTCGTGCCCGATTCCAGTCGCAGGATATCAACGGCCCGTTGCATAAACAGGTCGACGATCGTGTCATTTGCCGAACCTGCCGCGACGGAGCGCTCGGCTACGTCACTCGACAGGGTTTCAATCGGCGGCGGCATTCGGAGCCTTTTGCGTCACGACAGGCTTGCCCGTTTTCGGATCGATTTTCGGCGGTATCGGTTTGCCGGTTTGCGAATCAAACTTCGGAGCCGGATCGTCGAGGTTCATGCCTTTACCGGGCGGCACGTTTAAGCCGAGATCGGGTGCTGCACTATCGATCCGCGATTTTTCAACTTCCGGGTCGAACGAATCGGCGAGAATGTCGCGCCGCTTCATTTCCGACCAAAACGTTTCAACGCTGATCTTATTCGCCGTTGTGGCGTTCAAAAGCAGTTGCAGATCGATTCCGGTTCCGGTGCCGACACCAAAGTCGGTGTTCACGTCGACCGAGCCGCCAGCCTTGTCTACGTCGGTATCGCCATCACCATCGGCTTTAATGCCGAGATAATCGGCCATGTAGCCGAATGCTTGCTCTAGGGCGTCACCGAGCGCGGTTGCCATCATCGCAAGCGGTGAATTCTCTTTCGCTTCGTCGCGAATTTCGCCGGTCGCAGTTTGACCGCCGGGTTGCGGCACAAGCAGTTGCAAGCCTTGCACCTGCATTTGGAATTCGAGTTTGTCGAGATCCGTTTGTCCGGCGTCAATCGCCGCGCCCGTATGCTCGACATATTCCAGTTTCGCATTCGAGTCCGAATTACGGACCATCGAATTTATGCCGACTTCAATTTTCGAATCGTCACCGAAACCGGCACCGAACAGAATCGGCACGCGCGCCACATGCAGAATGTTGCGCTGGTCGCTAGACGACTGCCAATGCGCGACGTTCAAGTCGGCCAGATCCTCTAAAGGCGGTTCGCCGATAAAAAATCCGGTACGATTGATATAGACCGGCACGAGCGGAATATATGAAAGCGACGTGGTGCCTTTCTGATAAAGCTGCCACGTCTTGCGACCGCCAGCGGAATCAAGTTTGCGCCAGATTTGCCACTTGCCCGGTTCGAGCACGCGGATCTGTTCAATGGTCGTTTCGTTGAAATCGCCGTCCGGCTCGGTCGCGTTTTCACGAATACGCGCCTGCGTGAGCGTGACAACGCCGTCGATAACGTCCGACTTAAACCCGATCAAATCCTCCGCCTGAATATGGCAAAGGTACGGGCGAATCTTTGCTGCCTGCTCGGCTGCCAGAGTAACGGGGGTGCCGTCCTCTTTTTTGAGGGCCGGCGGCATTTCGACGAGAATATAGTTGATACCCGTCTGCATGCCGTCGAAAAACACGTCACGCGCAAACACGTTCAAGTGACGCCCGGCGTTGTCGATATTCTCCGCGATCTCGACAAGTTGCTCCGGTACATCGTCCTCTAGCGTGACTTCACGCTGGAAAACTTTGCCTGTCATATCCTTTACGGTTTTGCGGAAACCGTTGAACAGCGTCGAGCGGAATAGCCGCGCAGTGTACGCAGCGGGAGTTTCGGCCGGCTCACGCGGCAGCCATTCGGTATATTGCGCATTACCGACTGCGCGAGCACCAGCGGCGCGCATGCCGCGCGTACCTTGCATAAGAGCGCGCGGAAGTTTCCACAGCTTTTTAAGGCGTACGTTGTCGTCGCTCGGCGTGGCGACCGTCTTTTCCGAACCGTTGCCACTGTTCGCCGCAATGCTGGCGGCAGGACCGCCAGCCGCTTTTGTTGCGGTAACGACTTTTGCGTACGGGGTGAGCGGGGCAACGGTCATATCGAAAGTGCCTCGCTGCTCGACGTAACGGCCCGGCGTACGCCTTCGACGGCGTAACGCAGCGAGTCGATGGTGTGGTTTTTAATCTCGCCGAGTTTTGACGTTATTTCGCCGGTCTTTTTATCGACCTGATACGAAAACAGCGTCAGTTCGTCCGCTACATGGTTGATCTGAGTTACCGGAGCGCAACAGTCGGGATGCACCACAATGTCGTAGGATTTTAGAAACTCGACACCATCCTCGACAGATCCCGGCCCCTTAATCGCGGCTTGTATTCGCGGGAAGCCGTTGCGCTTCATGTAGCTAATCGTTTCCGGCCGCGCGCTGTCTGCCACGATAGGCAAACTGCGCGCACCGGGGATTTTATCGAACAGTGCAGGCGTACGATCGATTTCACAACCGAGCGCCCATACGCACTTATCGACGTAAAGCGTACGACCAACGATAAAGCATCGCACAAGCACTGTCGGATCGACCGCAAAGCCCCAATCGGCACCGGCAAGAAACCGTGCATCGGATGGCGTTTCGAACCGCTCGATTTTCCAGTTGCGGAAAACGCGCGCTTCCGAGTTTTTGCGATAGCCGCCGAGCCAAATGTGTCCGTATTTGTCCGGGTCACGCGCCCGGTCACGTTCCATGTCGCGCCGCAGTTCGTCGGGAAGCCACGGATTGTCCGGGTAATTCACTTCGACGCATACAAAATCAGGGTCGGCTTTATTCTCGCGAAAAAACACGTCCACCGGATCTGTCGGCAGATCGGGATTCCACGAAAATCGCTGTTGCGATCCCGACGCACGAAAAGTCGGCGTGGCGAGTGTAAGAGAACGCTGCGAAAGGGATTGCGCTTCCTCGTACCAGGCGCGGGTAAAGCCTTCCAACGACTTGATCGAAGTCGCGGTGTGATTTTGCAAACCCCGAAAGATAGCGAGACTATCGTTGTGCGGACAAACAATTTCGCGATCGGTTACTTTGAACCACGGCGCAATAGGCCATTGCTTGCCGGTGTCAACATCAACAGCGCAAAGGCTGTTGATTTTGTCCTCGATAAGCTGTTTGACCGAATCCTTGATCGAGTTTTGTACTTCGCGCACGCACGCGAGTCGCGTGTGCTGCGAAAACATTTCCTCGACCGACTGTGCGCCAAAAAAGTGCGACTTTGCTCCGCCGCGACCGCCCTTGGCGCCCTGATATCGTTGCGTCCCGAGCAGCGGCACGAAAGCGCGCGGCGTGGGTATTTGAAGTCGTAACCCTTCGATCATGCTGCCACCGTCGGCGCGGCCGGATCGACTACCGTGCGTACGACTTCGACCGCCTTAAATTCCGGCGCGTCGTCTGGTGCATTACCTGCGTCAACCGAACCTTGTTCCTCCGCGATTTGTGCGAGAATTTCGGCGGCGAGCGCAATCGCGTTACGATTGCGCGCTTGCAAATACATGCTGTGCAACTCGACCAGGCGCACCGACTTTTCGGCGGTCGGCGCAGCAAGCGCGAAGTTTTCCATGAACTCCGAACGCCGCGCATTGAAAATCGCGAGCATAATTTCGGGCAGTTGAACACGACGCGGATTGTTCGCGTCAATATCCTCGGCGTCGCAGTTGGTGTCTTTCCAACGCGCTCGGAACGCCTCGATAATCTCATTCGGCGGATCAAATACAGCCAGGCGTCGAACAATAAAAACGCGCTGTTCCTCGGTGTGGCTGTTCAACGGCATGGCGTCGTGCGGGGGCATCCCGCCTCCGCCCTTCTATTTGCGCAATCAGTGCCGGCAACCGCACGCGGCATTCGCACCGAGCGCCACCCACGCTGCGGGGAGTCATCGCGCCGCGGTCGCCGACCTATGAATTTATCGCACTTTATTTGAACGCGGCTTGACGGTTCACCGCTCGCAATTACGCGCAAGGCTGCACGAGACGGAGGCTGTACGCTGCCAATGCAAACTCTTTCGTCCGGCGCCTACGTTGCGACGCGGTGCCCCTGATTAAATGCCGTAAAGGCTTTGCGGGCAGGTCGCCGATGCGGCGCCGGGCGAAAAAGAAAAAGCCCACCGTTGCAGGCGGGCTAGTCGCAGGGAGGCTCAAACAGTGAAAACTACTTTATGGAAAACTCCTCGGGGAGCACCCCGGAATTTCAGGCGTAACGAGGTTTTAGCATAGCTGTCCCCGACTGTCAACGTATAAGTTTTACAGTACGTTTAAACCGCCATTTTCCAGCCCCGCGCGGCGCGCGGGGTATTGCCCCGCAACGCTGCAAAATGCCGCAATCCGGCAAGCAAATTTTGCTTGGCAGTACCGTTGCGCCAGCGTTTAGTACGATCAAGACGGCTCAAAGATTCGTCATGGAAAAGCACCGCTCGCACGCTCGCCAAAACCACGCTATCGGCCAACTGCGCGCGCCACTTTTGATACGTGACGAGCAGGTCGACGCGCCTTGCTGCAAGATCGTCGGCAGCGCCGGGACGCGATTCGCCTTTCGGTATTCCCAAATCCGAATCGCGCGGAGCTGGTGCGCCGACCGATATGTGATAGGCGTGAAGCAATTCGTCGGCCGCTGTCAGTTCCCACACGTTCAACGAACCGCGACGCTTCATGCGCGCAAGTGGCGATTCGGAAATGTGCCGGGTCGGGGCCGCTGTCCCTTTCGGTGTCTTAAACGCTTTCACCGTTTAGGGCCACGCCAGCCATTGCGAATTGTGTGACAATCATCCACAAATTCAGCCGCGATTTGTGAACAATCGTCTCTAAAATTTTCGCGGAAATACGTTTCGAACGGCTCGAGCACATGACACACCGTTATAATGACGGTGTAAAATGGCGTATACGCAATCAACAACGATCTCCGAATCCAAGGATTGCGAATACTCGAAATCATCCGATCACCACGGGTGGTTTGCCAGCAATCAAATTGCTGCGGACGCTCCACACGTCCGGCATTTCGGATATCTCGTAACGCTCGGCTGTCACATGACCGTGGCCGCGTGATTTCCAAAACGTTTGGATTGTGGCGGCGAGAATTCCGGCGCCGTATTTTGACAGATAATCGAGGCGGGGAGAGGCGAGACGAACGGGCTTAATCGAGGGCATTGTCGCTCCGGCGTGTGGCGTCCGGGCATACAATCACGCTTTGCGTTTACTGTCAACGGGAATCTGATTCCTAGTAAGTATTTGGTGCACATATTGCCGCTTTACGTCGAGCAGCAACGCTATTCGGCTCGGCTTCGTTACGCCAGCCGCCACCAACGCCGCAACCTTGGCCGGGATTTCCGACGTGCGTGCGCGCGGCTTCCTGGCGCGGTTCGCTCTTTCCGAGCGCAGGATTGCGTACACAACGCCGACCGGCACCTGTTCGGCAAGGGAAATCGTGTCGGCAAACTCCCCGGCGTCGAACCGACGCAGAATTGCGTTCGTCTTTTGCGGGGAAGTAGTCACGGGCAAAATTCCGCAATTAGTTTCAAATAATTGTCACCATGGCATGCGAGTGGTTTGCAATGACAACCGAGCCGTTTGCCCCGCATACTTCGAAGCCATAATAGCGCGTTTTCGCGCGTATCCGGATTTGCGAGAGCTGTGCGCCATTGCGTGTCATGCTTTTGTATTACCGTTGCGCGATTTCCGTCCGGCCCGATGCGGTACAAATTACCTAATGGACTACGCCGATCGATTCGCATGTCGTAAGCTTCACGCGTCAAATTTACGACAGTGGTTTTCACGCCGACACCGGCTGCGGCACCATCGCCGGCAACGGCACTATAATTTCCGAACCGTCCGCCGAAATCTGTTTCGCGGACGCCTGCGAGCGACCGTTCGGCACAAGCACGGATACGATCACACCGAAGCCGCCGAGTTTTACCCACCGAACATTCGAAAGTGCGCGCGCCAATTCACCGGCCAAAATTAACTGCTGCTCGCCAGCGACCACCCATGCGGTATCGTCTGCCGCTTTCCAAGCTCGCAACACCGGCAGCCATCCACCTTCGCGCGCCGCGCCGGTTTTGTACGCGGCAATCAACGCCGCGCCCGATGGCGTCTCTAATAGCTTCGCAGTTTTTTCCTCCGCCGTATCCGGCCGGCGCATGTCATAATCGCATTTCGGGCAGTCGAGTTCGCCACGGCTAATAGTTTCCAAGCACGCCGGACACAGCTTGGTCATTAGTGCGTCACAATGCCAGCACCGAGCCGCTGCGGCGGCGTTACGCGTACCGCACGTTTCGCACGACACAAGCCTCGCCTTGGTTTCCTTTGGTCGGATGAAATCGAGCGGCCCGTGCCGATCGATATTTCCGGCGAAATCCAAAACGCTGCAATCGGCTTTGCCGGCCGCTATGCTCGCGTCGATATTGCCGCCAATCGTGCGCAGCGCGCGGCCGACTTGCTGAATATATAGCCCGAGCGACTTAGTTGGGCGCCGCATGACGAGCAAGTCGACCTGTGGCACGTCAAACCCGGTCGTAAGCGCGTTTACGTTCACGAGCACTTTAAGGCGTCCCGAACGGAACGCCTCGATCGTTTGCGCGCGCTCGCCCGCGCCTGTCTCGCCGAGCACAAGGCCGGTGGCAATGCCCCATTCGCCCATGCGCCGCGCCATGGCGTGCGCCGCTTTTGTACCTGCTTCGAACACGAGCCACGCGCGACGCTCCGAGCCATGGTGCACCATCTGCGCAATATGATTGTCCATGGCGGCAATCATCTGCGCGTCGGACGATTCGGCGGTGTATTCGCCGGAGCGTGTGCGCAATTTCGACGGATCTACAACTTCCGTCGCGCCGATCGAAAACGCCGGGCACAAATAGCCGTCGCGTATACCGTCGAGAATCGAATAGCGATACACCACGCGATCGAACGGAGCGCCTTCGCCCTCGATCAAACTGCCACCCTGCAGCCGAAACACTGTGCCGGAAGCGCCGTAAATTCGTGCATACGGAAAGCCGCGGGCCAGTTCGCGGTACATGCCCGATTCAGAATGCGGCCACAGGTGCGCTTCGTCGCCGCCGAGCTGCGTCACCGGCCCGAAATTGTGTGCATACTTGTAGACGGATTGTATCGCTGCGCTAATAACCGGCGCGCGCCATGTGCGCTCGTTAAGAGCGGCAGCATTTAAGCCGACATGAACGCCGGGCATGAGTTTGCGGCAAGCATCGGCGTTTTGCTCGACCAGTTCGCGCGTATGCGCAACGATGATAGCTCGACCGCCGCGTTCAATTTCACGTCGCGCCAATTCGGCAAACATGAGAGATTTGCCGGCGGAAACGCATGCGTCGACCAAGGGCCGTTTAATGCCCGATCGCCAAGCATCCTCGACCGCATCGGCAGCGGCGACTTGATGCGGTCGTAGTGTAATAGCGGAAATCATACGTTGACAATAGCCGCTTTATACGGACTGTCAACACGTAATTTTGCGGATTTATAGCTTATTCCGGCGCCAGAATTGCGTCCGGGTTGGCACCGATCGCCGTCAGCATCGCGCGTGCATCGGCATCATCGGCAAAGATTGACAGCCGGGAATTCCAGCGCTCGCGCAAATACAGACCAGCGGCATCGAGTGCCGCACGAGCAGCGGTAAGTTTCCCGGCCGTTTGCAAGCGGTCTACAATCAACCGCGTCGGGACAAGATGATAGGGCGGCACGTTGGCCGCTCGCAGCACATCGATCAGATTAGCCATTGTATCGACGATGGTTGGCGAATTGCCCACTGCCAGCCATGCGACATAAGCCTCATCCGCAATGGGGACGCTCGCAGCGCGAGCGCTGGCGTACACTTGCGTTTGATCGCCGCCAACGGCCCAGTACCAATCGCTCGGGCGATAATCGTCGTTCATGTCGGTGATCCTAGTTATAAAGGCCGGAGCCGTCATTCGTGCCAGACGTATCACCCGGCAAATAGGTTGCTCCTCCGCCGCTCGTGTCGATCAACCCCATCGTCGTGATCGCATAACGCAGGCTTGATGACCCGCTTGATCCCGAGAAAGTATTGGTTCCGCAAATTATTCGGCTCTGGCGCGCGCAATTCGCAAAGCCTGCGGAGAATACCGGCGAACCCGAAAGCGTAATTGTTCTACCGGCCGCGACAATCGACCCGTTGGTCGAAACCTTCCAATGCGAGCTACAATTTGACGAGATCGTATAGTCCGCGTTCACATAGATCGAAGAAAATCGCTGCGCGAGAAGGTGTGTTCCCGAACCCGCATATTCCATTTTACCGACGATGTTTAGCAGCGACTGTTCATTGACAGATATCTGATTGCCGGCTGCCGTTAGCTTAAAGCCGCCCAAAAACAGCGAAGCACCATTTGCCCCAACCGACGTTGTGGGAATGACGCCAACGGCAATTGCTCCCGAAATAACGACATTGCTCGGCGTCGTCGTATCGCCTTGAAGCAAGACGATGCCTTGCCCATCCCAAGGACCTGATACGGTAACCGTTCCTGCAAAGGTTCCGGTCCCGACTTGAATGGTAACCTGAAAACCGCCGAGATCGATGGTATTGGCAATCGTGTCGACGGCTTTTTGAATTGTCAGGAAGGCGCCGCCGCTTGTATTGGCAAGGCCGTTATTGCTGTCGCTGCCATCGGTTCGGACGTAATAGGTACGAGCGCCGGTCAATTTTACGCGCGTGGCTGCATCGACGTAAGCATTCGTCGCCAGCTTCGTGGTGCCGTCACGTGCCGAAGCTGTCGCACCCACGCTCGTGCTATCGAATGTCTTATTCGTGAGAGTCTGTGCCGTCGTCTTATCGACCGTGATGCTGGTGTCGATCGACAATGTGTTGCCGGATTTTCCCAGGCCATTGCCGGCGGTGATTTCACCGGCACCGGAAAATTGCGTAAATGAAATCGCAGTGGTGCCTGGCGTGGCCGCAGCACTATTGGTGCAGACGAATCCGGCAGCCGCGTTGACGGTGCCCGTCTCAACAAACACATAGGCACCGGCATATTCTCCCGTCGCATCCATCGACGTATGGCGGGTGAGCACAAGCGCTACGCCGACCGCGCCGGCAACCGTTACAACGTATAATCCGTTATAGGGTGCGTTACCCGCCGTCTCGTTTTTGACGAGCAACACATTACCGAGCGCGAGATTGGTGCCGTCGATTGCGACCACGCCGGTCGCGGTCATCGTCAGCGTGGCGCCGATGCCTGAAGCGCCGTTCGCATAGGTATAGGTTGGCAGCGTTGTTGTGGTCGCAAGAATTGCGGATGGCTTGGCTGACAAGCCTTGCGCAACCGCATCGACGTAGGACTTGGTCGCCCTTTGCGTTGCAACGCGCGTATCGGTGTTTGCGGAAAGTGTCGGATCGGAATCGGTCGTGATCGCACCGCCCTTAACTTTGAATCGCGTGCCAACGTTATCGACGATGCACGATATACCGCCATCGTCGGCGGTCGTTGTGTCGGTCGTATCGCGATCATATAATATCGCCGCAACGTCCAGCCCGAGCGCGTCGGAATAATTCTTGCCGTTGACTTCGGCCGCGCTCGCCACACGCAAACGAACGCGCGTCTGCATATACGAACGGAAATCCGCCTTGGCAGGCGAGACGTTATCGACTTCGACGGCGTTTGCGGGATGATCGGTCATTCGTTACGGCACGCGCGTAACGAGCTTCCACGTCGGCGAAGCCTTCGTGTTCCCGTTAATATAGAGATTCGCGTTGGTGATATCGGTGTAGCGCGAGCCTGGTCCGGCAACCATGGCGCCGGTCATGCCGTCTACGGGTGCACCCGCACCGATCAATTCGGCAACGTCACCGATCGTGCCGACCACCGGAATCTGCAACGCTTCCTCGACGGCAACGGCTGCGGTAATCGCCGTCGCAGCGGCGGCAAGCGCTTCCGGCGCGGTCGGGTAGTCGATACGCGCAGAGCTAAACGTCAGTACGCCCGTGTCGGCGGTGACGTTGTAGTGATTGGTGCTCGTGTCGGGGCCGAACGTAACAGTCGTGCCGGCGGCAACCTGAGTCGGCGTGCTTGGCGCACTGCCGGGCTGCCCGAGCAGCACCACATTGCCGGACGAATTCGCGTCGGCGGTGACGCTAAGTTGCTCGCCAGCGTAAAGAATGAGGGTGCGAGGGCTGTCTTGCGAAACGCTGATCGACATATGCGATGGCCTCCAAAATGGGGCACGTCGCGCTAAAAGCGGGACACGCGGCCCCGCGGAATCCGCACACTATCACCGCATCGGCTTACTGTCAACGATTGGGTAAACCCGACACGAATCCGACCACCCAACCCTGTGCAGCCACGGGCGCTAACGGCGGCGCTTCAATACGCTTTAGTTGGCGACACGGCGGCGGCTCGGGATCGTTCGCATCCCAAATCAAGCCGCACGCACTGCAGCGCATTTGATCGGATTCCTGGCGAGCTGCGCAGCGTTCAACGGTCATTTCTGCACCGCTGTCGAATGCGTTGCTTCAAACGCTGCGACGACGGAACAATATGCGAGATTGCCATTGCTAACGTTACTCGTGGTTTCGAATCGCATACTGCCGTCAGCGCGAAACGCAAACACCACAAGGCGTTCAACTTCCGGCAAATCGGCCACGGCGGCAGCGAGCGCGACAGGGTTTTCGAAATACTCGCGTATCGGTACGATGCGCTCCGTCATACTCCCCGCACCTTTCCGAACACGCGACGATCGACTACAGCGTCAACGTGACATGCACCCCATCGCGTATAAAACCAAAGTCGCCGACCCGAACATGGCGGGTGGACCTGTAACGAACACCACAAAGCACTTACAAATTTCCACCACGGCCACGACGACGAACAATCGCCGTGGCAACAACCGCCGCCGAGCGCACCGTTGAAGTGACACCAATCGAACGTAATTTGCAGAGGCCATGCACGCCACAAGTGTCGACCGATGCGAAAAGATATGGACTTCATATCCCGCGCACCTTGCCGAGTATCCGCAACGCCTCATTTGCGGCGCGTGTTTGACCGAGCGCATCGTTAAGCGCTACGTGTGGCGGAGGCACCGCAAATGCTTTCGGATCGACGCCGGCCAGGTCGTAAAGTGTGCGCGTATCACGAACGCCCCAAAACGGCCAAGGCGTTGCTATTCCCGCGCGCCGGTATACCTCGTCGAGCAGCGGGCAATCGAATGTCGCACCGTGACACCATACGAGCGCATCGCCACTATTTGACGCCCACGCAATCCACGTTGCGAGATATTGCAAACCTGCCACGAGCGGCACAGCATTATTCGTCGCAGCTCGCCACGCTTCGTTCGGCTGTTGCTGCCACCAATCCACCGTTGCCGGATCTTCGACAAGTCCGAGCGCCTTTTGATCGGCGATCGACAAGTTGATGCTACACTGCGCTTCATCGCTGAAACGAACCAGCGCTGCCGATAGCGCGATTGCGCCCGGCCGCGTACCGAGCGTTTCAATGTCGAGCATAATGTGGGTGGTCATTCATTCCTCCCGCCGAAAGCGCGAAGCAACGCAACGACCACGAAAATGACGAACAACAACGCGAGATCGCCAGCGGTCATGTGCCCAGCGCTTCCTCTACCTGTCGCAAAATTCGTCGAGGGTCACGCATCGGTTTGCCGAGATACAAAACGTCATGCATCCAAAACTTGACAGCCTCTAGTGCTTCCTCTTGTTCCGCAAAATCGTACTCGTCGGGTGCAGCGTTTAGTTGATCTTGTAAGTCGTCGCGTTCGTCTTGTGCCATTTTCGCTTCGAATTTCAATTCGTCGCGTTCACGCAACAGATCGTTAAATTCGCCGCATAGTTCCTCGGGGAGCGCGTCACGTATTGCTTGTTCGATTTCCTCGTTTGTCTTTGTTTTATCGCCGGGCGGCATGTCACGCACTATAACCGCGCAACGTTGACTGTCAACAGTTATTTACGCTTCCGTAGCGTCAAATCTGGCGCGAATATCCGTCACGTATTCCGCTTCGCGTTCGCAAAGCACGGCTTTGAAGCCTTCGCGCTGCGCTGCTATGCCGGTCGTGCCCGAGCCGGCGAACGAGTCAAGCAACGCACCTCCTGGCGGCGTAATAAGACGCGCGAGCCATTGCATGAGCGCGATCGGCTTTACAGTCGGGTGCTTGCTGCCGGCGCGATCGGCCTTTGATGCTTTGGCGCTGTAAAAGAAACGAGCTGCGGAACCGCCACCATCTGCGTAACCGATTTGATTCGTTCCTGCCTCTTTAGCGTGCAACCATTCACCCTCTGCCCGAACACCGCGCTTGTATGACGCCCCGCTACCCGCCGTCACTGGAAACGCCTCAATCACTTCCGCCGAGCCGTCATGCACCACGTTAGCGGGCCAACGACCTTCGTCAGAATCGCCAGATATTTGTCTTTCGCGCGCTACATCGTTTAATGTAGCGCGCGTGTTGATACCCTGCGTAACTTGCGGCTTCCAACCCGGAATCCTACACGCTCCGATATTCAACGCACCCGTTCGCCAGCGCAACACGTTTGCGGCAACTGTGCCTTCGGACAGCGGCTTGCGCGCCAGCGCAACACGTTTGCGGCAACTGTGCCTTCGGACAGCGGCTTGCGCGCCAGCACGATCGGTTCAAACGCAGGTTTTAGCGCTGTACCGAAACCGTCAAATTCACGGGCGGCGGCTGTGGCGGGAATGTCTGCGATTTGTCGCTGCATGTACACCGGACCGTCGCGACCCGATGCGTGGATTCCTTCGCCTTGCGTGCGCCCGTGACCATTGCGAATATCTCGGACCTTTTCGGACCCCGTAATTTCACGCTCCGCGCCCAATTCCTTGTCAATGAATTTCGAAACGTCCTGCGACTTCGGAAAGCCGGTGCCGTAGCACCACATGAGCGAATCTCGAATTTCAAAACCCGCATCCTCGATTGCGCACGCCATACGATGATACCCGCGCGAAGCGCCGAACGCCGCAACGAACGCACCAGGCTTCAATACGCGGAACACTTCGGCCCAAAATTCGACAGACATGGCCGTTTCGCCAGTGTCCCATGTTTTCCCCATGAAGCCGGCCGACGCGCGCATGTACGCTTCGTTGCCCTTGGCTGGCGCCGCACCCATCGAACCGAATCGTTTGACCACCGACACGAGCGCGTACGGCGGATCTGTGCAGCATGAATCCAGCGAATTATCAGGCAACACGCGGAGCGCATCGCGACAATCGGCGTGGAAAAGGGTAATGTCGGGTGAAAGCGTGTAGGTGGTGTTTTTGGTGTTCAAGATCGGCCGCGTTTCTTACGCTTACGGCGCCGAGCAGCGACACCCATGCTATGCAGCGCGTCGAGCGCACGCGGAATGCGATAACATCCGAGTTTAGAATTGATCGCTTGCAACTCGTCGCGAATGTCCATGAGCACGGCAAGTTGCGCACCGGCATACGTCGTTTCGACACCGACATTCCAATTTGCGTTTTTGTGCCTGTTATCGGCCATTACGCCGCACACGCTGCGCGAAATTTGACAAAACACGCGATGGTCGCGGTATCCTCAATCGAACCAACGGCAAGTGGCCATGCCGCAAACGACGGGTCGGCACGTTCAAGCACGGCAAGTGCTTCCGCCTTCGTGCTCCAACTGTTTTTACCGAGCCGATATCCGGTCGCACGATGCGTAACGCACCATTCCTTGCCGGGTTGCCACTCGCGCAACGCATCGTCAAACACGTAAACGCGAGTAACAGCGATCGGACAATCGGCAAACGGCGCCTCGCCTTCAACGTCGATTGAAGGTATCTCGATGTCGTTTGATCGAATCGTTACGAGGATTTTCATGTCGAACGCATCCGAACGTGCCTAATGGCGCATGCCGCCACGACTGCGACGAACAGCACGACCGGCGAGCTGATAAAGATGATCGCGAGCCACATGGTGTGACCAACTATACACAAGCCGCGTTTACTGTCAACGCATTTCGACAGTTACGCCGGATCACCGATCGGCCGGCAGTCGCCGTGCACGCGGATTTCGGTATCAAGCGGTGCGCCGAGCGTGCCTTTGATGTAGTCGGACATATGCGGCGTCGCCTTATCGACGTACGCCTGGCACGCTTCCTTGGTGTCGAACTTTTGCGCGCCGTGCGCTTGGAACGGGTGAACCGAATCAGGCGCTACGATCAACGCAAGCCACAGAATGAAGTACATGGAAACCGACTCCGTTTTATTTCAGAATCCCGTATTTACGCAACGCAGCGCTATACAACGCTCGCACAGTTCCCTCCGACCAGGGGTGCAAATCAACATCCTCGACCGGCACGGCGTTCTCTACAACGTCAGCCCACGGATAAGGCGAAGGCGCCACGCGCGCGTCACGTTCCGTGCGGCACATGCGCAGGTCGTATTCTTTCACGATTGCGTGCACGTCTGCTGGCAGCGGAAATGTGATTCCTGCAGCGGTGTAAATCGCAACGTCAAGACGATTTTTCAGGTGACGAATGGCGCTCTTGACAGCATCCCCGGCGTAAACATTTCCGAACATGATGGCGATTTCAACGAGCGCGTCCTGTACTGGCGTCGTTATATCGCCAAGCACGTACTCGTGGCCGTCGTGAAGCATGAACGCCGCAGCCGCATCGCGTCGGCCGGTGTCGCGCTCGATCGCGCGTGCGCCTTCCAGGCAGTGCTGCGCAACCGACAGTGTGCCGCGATCTGTATGACCGCAGAAACGTGGAACACGCGCGAGCACGCACGCCATGGTGTGAAAGTCGATCTGTTCCGGCAGCGGATGCACGAGATCCACCGCAGCACCGCCGAGCACTTGTAGCCGTGGGCCGGTAGGTGCGGTCATATCGTAACCGCGAAATTTACGAGTGCCGCAGCAAACCAATAAAGCGCCTGGCGCCACTCACCGTTGAACGCATAGACAATCGACGCACATGCGCCGATCAAAATAACCGCCCACGGTAGCGCTTTCGCGGCCGTCACAAAAACAGCCTTTCGATGATTTCGATTTCGACCTTGCCGTGCAGCACTTCGTCGGTGAAAGCCTGGCGCTCGCGATCGAACGTAAAAGCGCCTTTGTCGTCGCGCGTGTAACGCACGATCATGCCGGCCTCGGCGTCGGCAGTGTCGCAACCGATTTGCTCCGCGCCGTTGAATTTAACGACGATGCTTTTGCAAGCCGCGCAAACCGTCGCGAAGTTGCGGTAGCCGGAATCGGTTGGGCGAATGGAAATTCTCACCGCAACGCCTCGCGACCCGCCGCGGTGATAAACGCGCCGGCATTGCCGGACTGTTCGAGTAATCCGATCTCGCACAGCTCATCGAATTCGGCGCGCACCAGCGTTGCACTGTGACCCGACTCGCAATAGGCGCGCAGATGAGAATCGCCGAGAATCCAACGCCAGCGATACGGCGGCGGTTGGCGCGCATGCAGCGCAAGGAACCGCGTCTGCTCGGTGGATAGCGGAATCAGCTTACCGAGCGGCGGAATGACGCCGAAAGATTCGCGATGGTTCGTTATAGCCGTCATGCGGCAATGCCAAACTTGACGCGACGTGCTGCGCGTTCCGCTGGCGTGCGCCAACCGGCCGGATACGTAATCGGCTGCGCGGGACGGAACAAATAATAAACCGGCGCACCTTTTTGCAACACAACGGCGCCTGTAATCCGATTTCGCGCTTGGCGCACACGCGGTGCTTTGATAACGTACGGCTCGATTTTACGGACGCCACCGAGTTTAGGTGCCGGCCACACCGAGCCACGAAAGGCATTTCGCCGCGCAGCTCGATACGACGCGGCGACGCGCGGGATTTTGGATTTTCGGGGTGTGGTATCTTGCACGGGTGCGCTCCAAGTCGGAAGCAATCGAGCGCAGACAATCACACTTTACGTTTACTGTCAACGGCGTCGGAATCAGCGGCCGCTTCAAGCGCCTCTTTTGCAAGCCGAGCATCGCGTTCACACGACGGACAATCCTCGCCGCGCGTGACGAAATGGCCGCAGCTAAGGCACTCGTATTCGTGCCGCGCAGGACCGCGCCATGTGGGCGTGCCGTAGTAGCTCACGGCGCGGGAATCCTTTCCAACTCTACCCGACCGCCGATCATAAACTGGCGCGTACATGAAAATTGTTGACCGTTCATCGCCACGTCGATCGACCGGCGATACGGCTGGAAAAATCGGCCCAAGCCTTTCGGCAGTCGGCCGACCCATTCCGTCACCGAATGCCAGCTCTCGTTTCGCTCGTGGCGCCAACGATACACCACGGCACGTTTGCCGCATCTGGATTCCTGCACGCTGACGTGCCACTCGGCGGCGTCAATCGCAACGTTCGGTGAGCGATAGAGCAGGGTCATTTATGATTCGCTTTCACTCGTCATGAGCAAGGTCATGGCTTAAAATCGCCGCGCAAGCGCCATGCGAGCCACACGCCACCGACGAACGCAAGCACACTAAGCGTTTCGAGCACATGCGCGTCGAGCCATGTCAGTACCATGTAATAATTCCCTCGATACCCGAGCCATAAATCGAGCCGCACAGTAGCACAATCGCCGCGATCAACGACAGCGCTGGCAGGATCTCATGAGCCGATACGTTCGGCACAGTGGCGTCGTAGCATTCGATAGAGCACCAACGCGTTTCGTATGGCTCGTAAACGTCGAGCGATTCGTCGCAACCGCGGCAATGGACAACCGGGCGTGTCATGGCTTTTCGACCTTTTCGAAGTTCGCCGGACTTTCCCACGCGAGTTGTCCGGTTACGTGAACGAGGCCGGACAAATGCTCGCCCGTGCCGATCTCCTCGACCCTTACGATGGCGCATTGTGCTCGACGGCGAGCAAGCGGAATTATGTCACTGCCGCGCCGAACACGACGCACGCTGTCACCGACGCGAACTCGTTTGCCGTGAAAGTCGTCGACTGTTTTGCGGTTGGCCATTACGCACCCGCCGCGACTTCGCGCGCCATGCCGATCGACGGACACACGCACGGGTCGCCGCTGCGTGTCACGCCATAAACGTAAAACTCGTCGGCCGCGTTGTCGCACCAAATCTCGATGTTGCCGTGTTTCTCAATGAGAGTCATGGTGTGCCTCGTTTGTCCGTTCGTCATGGGTGCACAGTAGCACCGCGATGGGTACAGTCAACGGAAAAGCGCACTGTCAACACGTAATTTTATTGCGTAATAGGTCCGGTTCGGCCCCGGCCGGCACGCGCCGAGCAAGTGAACGATTGAACAGTTGCCAGGTTTTGAAAGTTCACAGGTCGGAACGCCGGAAAACCCTTATATATTATATATATTCTCTCTTAAGTGAACTATTGAACTATTGAACAGTGATATTTAATTGGAGCCAATAGAATCGAACTTACGTGTTGACACTCTATAATCGTAGAGCTCGGACGAAATGTTTGTCGAACAACTGTTCAATCGTTCACTCGTTACAAAATTACGTGTTGACGCGATCTTAGCCAGTAATAACAACGACATTTCGAATTTGCGTCGAGTGAACAATCGAAATCTGCCGTTTGTTCAATAGTTCACTTTTGGGACGTTTTGGGCCGATTTCGTCAACATATAACTTTTATACGCAAGTAGTCAAAATAGATGTTGACAGTAAACAGTTGGATGCTACGGTGCGCGTTATGGCAATTCATCGTCAACCCGAGCCGACGTATACCGTCAGTTATGCACACGATCGACGCGCGCACCGACACCGCTGCCGTTGTTGCAACCGGATTTTGAATGCCGGCGAGCGCGTCGTTATGGCAAAGATGCTCGGTCACAAAACATGGGCGGTTCATGATGACTGCGCCGACAAATTAAACGGTGACTCGGGATTTACCTGGCGTGATTCGTTGACCGCATGGGGCACCGCGTATTTGCGCGCGATCGGCTACAAACTTCCGCTTTTGCCGATCGAATTGTCGAGGGGATAAATGACCACTCGACCCATAGACGTGCCCGACATTGAAGCGAAGCCGGTAACGGTTTGCGCGAGGCTTTTCTGTGCTGTTCGATTTATGGGTTGCCGGAAAATGGATCGGCTCGTGCCGCACCGTCGAGCAGTGCGAGGAGATGCTTTCATTTTATTGCGGCGTTCCGATACAGGCTGCTTCGCCCGGCGCCTGGTGAATCCAGTTGACAGTAAACACGCTTCGTGTACCATCTGCGCAAGTGCTGCATAATTTCATCCACCACAGGAACGCACCTCATGCTCAAATTTAAAGTGTTCAGTCGCTGGTCCGGCGATTTGCAATTCACCGCCGATATCGACACGACGGAAAACGAGTCGACTTCGTGGAAATTACGTCTCGCTGTCCAATGGGCCGTTAACGCGAAAGCGGACCTCGGCGGTGCGAACCTCCGTAGTGCGAACCTCGGCGGTGCGGACCTCGGCGGTGCGGACCTCCGTAGTGCGGACCTCGGCGGTGCGGACCTCCGTAGTGCGAACCTCCGTAGTGCGAACCTCGGCGGTGCGAACCTCCGTAGTGCGAACCTCCGTAGTGCGAACCTCCGTAGTGCGAACCTCGGCGGTGCGGACCTCGGCGGTGCGGACCTCCGTAGTGCGGACCTCGGCGGTGCGGACCTCCGTAGTGCGGACCTCCGTAGTGCGGACCTCGGCGGTGCGAACCTCCGTAGTGCGAACCTCGGCGGTGCGGACCTCGGCGGTGCGGACCTCCGTAGTGCGGACCTCGGCGGTGCGGACCTCCGTAGTGCGAACCTCCGTAGTGCGAACCTCGGCGGTGCGAACCTCGGCGGTGCGAAAAATCTCCCCCTGGCAGTCTTGCGCGACATTCGCGTCGATCTATTCGACATTCTGTTGCGAGCGCGCGAGGAAGTTCCCGGCCTGCTTGCGGCTTTGCGTGCCGGCGATATCGACGGCTCGACATATCATGGTCCGTGCGCGTGCCTGTGCGGAACGATCGCTAATGTGCGCGGGGTGTCGGTCGATAAACTCGATTTCCGCGACAGCTCGCGGCCGGCGGAACGCTGGTTTTTGGCAATTCGAAAAGGTGACACGCCGGAGAACAGCGAACCGGCGAAGATCACGGAAAAGTGGATCGAGGAATTTCAACGGTTGGCGGCGTGACGCAATAAAAGAATCGGCGCTCTTAACGGGGCGCCGATTTTGTAGAGGAGAGGACACAGCAAATGAGGCAGCCATTAACGCCCTACCGAACTCTGGATGAAGTGGTCGATATTCTTGCGAAGAACCCATATCGGCCCGAACGTCGATCCCGGCATAAACGTGGCTGTTCTCCGAAAGCGCGGTTGGCTGCCGAAAGAATCGAAAATCGGAAATTGTTGCGACGGGCATTCGATACCGTAAGGCGCGACCCGTTCCAAGTGGAACTAAAACGCAGATTGTCGGCTGCCTTGGGTGGGGGCACCGCAATTAATGAAAAATTGCTGAACAACGCCGCAGCAATACTCGGCGTTGTTCGGTGACGTGTCGTCAGCGCGCAGCGCCTTGCATCGACATTGACTTCGCGACCAGGTGCTTGAACACACAATCGGGATCTGCCGAGGCGGCGCATTCGCGCTTGGCGTACTCGCCATAGTTTTCTGCCGGCGCTCGCGGATAACTGTACCACGCGACGAACAACGCACCGCCGAGCAGAATTAGGACGAAGGGTCCGTACTTACGCATACGGGTAATATAGGGCAGTCACTACGCCGCTACAAGGTCCGGCAATGCGTCGACGCGACCGAGCAAATCGGTTGCCAGTGGTTTAAGTCCGAGCCGTTGTGCGCAAATTGCGGCATATTCAGCGTTTAACTCTATTCCGATGCAGTTGCGACCGTGTTCGGCAGCGACAAGGCCGGTCGTGCCGGCACCGAAAAATGGATCGAGCACTGTGCCACTCGGGGGGCAGCCGGCCAGAATGCAAGGGCGTATAAGGTCGGGCGGAAACGTCGCGAAGTGGGCGCCTTTGAACGGGCGAGTAGGAATTGACCACACCGAGCGCGGCTGCCGTAGTTCGCTTGCTTCGCCGCTATCCGCCAGGCTTTTTAGAATTTCATTCGGTCGGCGTGATCGGCTTCGTAGGACAACGAAGCCACTTTCGTATGCGTCTTGCTTGGCGCCCCCGGCTTGCTGGTGAATGGTCGGTTGTGCGTAACGCTTACGACTCGACTCCGCAATCGGTTCCTTAATCGCATCCATGTCGTAGTGATACCGCGCCGATTTCGAAAACATATAGAGCATTTCATGTGCCGGCGTCGTACGATCAGTGACGCTGATAGGCATGGGATTCGGCTTGTGCCAAATAATTTCGTCACGCAACCACCAACCGTCGGCTTGAAGCGCAAGCGCAACACGAGCGGGAATCATGAGTCGTTGTTTAGTGGCTAATCCAAATTCGCGACGTTTTCGCGAGTCATTATCACCGTGTAATTGCGATACGTGTTTGCCGCTGGTTGATCCGCCCCATTTACCTTGCTGCGAATAACTATCGCCCAAATTCAACCAAAACACACCGTCAGATCGTAACACCCTACGACATTCACGAAACACGGCAACCATTTGCGCTACGTACGCGTCGGGTGTTGCTTCGAGTCCGATTTGTTCGTCGTGATACGATGCGCCACAGTGAACGCATGTACCACCCTCGCGCCATCGAGCCGCTTTAAGGCGAGCGGCGTTACCCGCGCCAGCTTTTGTAAATGCTTCGGCGGAGCCGGCAGCAACGGGTGCAGACTGAGTCGTATAATAACGCTCGCTACCATAGTGTTGGCAGTCGAGTTTACCGTCTAGCCACTTACCCGTGCCGTAATTTCTTAAACCGAAATACGGCGGTGACGTGACGATGCAGTGCACCGATTCGCTGGCAATATCTGCCAGGCGTGAACGCACGTCGCCTATAAGCAACATGGTGTTACGCATTGGTGCGAATTTCCACGCGCGGGCGCCCGTCCGACGTGCTGCCGACCATGTAACGAATACCCGAACGCACGATCTGCGCCGGCAGCATCTTGTCCGGGGCGCGCACCCACGTACGCGTGCGCTTTCCACTGATTAGAATTGCCTCGCTGCGGAAGCCGAGTTTTTTCATCAACGCACCGCGCGCCGCAGTCGCTCCGCCATGACGCAGGCCGGCAATGTGCGTCAGGGTCACGAGATCCGACGCGATGATAAACGCCACAGGCGTATGCGCGGTTTCGCCGAACCAATCCTGCAGCATGGTTTCGATATCGCTGGCCGATCGTGCTGCCTCTTGCCGTTCGGCGGCTTCGCCCCATACTTCGCGAGGCAACTCGAACGTATGACCAGCGGTTTGTTGCGCCGCAGCTTCGCCGACAATTTGCTCGATATTCTCGCGCAGCCATGCAAGGTCGATTTCGCTGTCGATTTTTACGGGGAGGAATCGACGATTGCCGGTCGGGTCGACTAGCGGCTCGTCGTCGTTTGTGGTGCCGATGAAAATGTTGCGGCGTTTGCGCTCGGATACGGCACGCGCATAAGCGGTACGGCCGGCGTCGACCGTGCGGCTAATCATCGCCTTAACGTGGTTCGGATTAGCGGCGCCGCGCATACCCATTTCGCCGATCTCGACCACCAGCTTGCCGGCGAGCGATAATACCAGCTCTTTCGATGCGTCACCGAGCAGGATCGAATCGGAAAACCACTCGTCGAAGGTGGCAAGCAGTTTCGCGAGCGTCGATTTGCCCGATCCCTGAAATCCGTACAGCACGGCCATGGTGTCGTGCTTGCAACCCGGATGCCGGGCGCGGCGCACCATGCCGCCTATGATGTTGCGGCTAACCGCCTGGTGGTAAAGATCGCACGGAACGCTGCACGCCCTCGAAAGCCATATAGATAGCCGCGGCGTGCCGTCCCATGCGGCTTGCAGGGAGGCAAGCCGATCAAGTACCGGGTCGTGTGTGTTTTGCTGCGCGAGCGCGAGCAGCGATTCCCAAAAAAAATCTTTTCCCGGCCGGAAGCGCGTTTTGGTGCGGTTGCCGCGCGTACGCAATTTGGCGACTACGGAGTCGTCGATATATGACCATTCCGACCATTGCAGATCGCCCGTGCCGCCTTTGATTTCGGCACGTTCGAGCCACGCATTCCAACGGATTGCACAGCCGAGAATTCCAAGGAACACAGCAACGTTGTCGCTGTTGTCCGGCTCGGGTAAACCTTTCGTGTCGTATTGCCAGTCGTCTTGCGGCACGAATTCGCGCTCGACCTTATCGGAAAGCGCGGTGGCGGCGAGTTTGATTTTTGCGTCGGGCCAGATGCAGCCGAGCGTACGGACGCGTCGAGCAACGGAATCGAACGTATCGCGATGCACGAGCGACAGCACTGCGGCGGCGTCTATGACGCGGCTGTTTTTAAAATTCTTAGGCGTTTCCGCCATCGCTACAATGCGGCTTATTGTTTGTTGCAGCGACGTGTAAAGTCCATGGCCGTCAAGCGAGGCGGGCAACGAGGGATAATCGGATGAGAGCGGCCGGCTCGGCACGTCGGAAGTCGCCGCTAAAAATTCGTCGAGTATCGGTTGACAAAAGCCGGTGAGCACCGCCTGTCCGGCGAGCATCGGCATTCCGGTCGGGCCGGGCGTGGCGGCTGGTAATGGGCTGGATAAACCAGCTCCGGCGGCGGCTGCTATCGCCGCCACGCCGTCGAAAAGAGCAGCCGCGGATTTGCGTACGCTCCCGCGCCAGCCGAGTTTATGTGCGCGATCGAGGAACGTTGAAAGCGTGACGCTCGACCCGTCGGGGTTGGCGGCGAAACTTTGCCACTTCGTCGCTTCGGTATCGCTGTCGACCGTATCGTCATGCGACAGCGCCCAAAGTTCGCGGCCAGCGTCGCCGAATTCCAGTTTGAGCGCCATGCCGAGCTGAAACCATGACTCATAGTCGGCGAACGCGTCGCGCTCGGCGAGCCACCGAATGAGTGCTGCAACGTCGCCTTTGTCGCGGCTGCCGGGTGCCGGACTTGCCGCATTGGTGCGATTTGTTGCGCGTTTGCAATGGCTTATGAGCGCTTCCGGCGCGGGATAGGGCGGCTCGGTGGACAGGAATAGATACGGCTTGTCGTCATAAGTGCTACCGGCAGCAACAACGTAGCCGTTGCCGGCGCGGACGTTTATCAGTTTTTTCACGGCGTCCGGTTGTCGCAGATCCGGCAAGTCACACGCGAAATAAACATGCCAGCCGCCGCGAGCAGACTGTACGTGCGGTGCGAACGGCGCAACGTTCCATGTGGCGCACAACTCGCACCAGGCTTGCCACGCGGCGTCACGCCCGGCGGTGTGCGTGTCGATATCAACGATAATCAGGTTCGACTTGCCGGCGACCACGCCGAAATTGCAATCAGGGTGGCTCGTGCGCCACGCTTGCCATGCGGCGGGATCTGTCGAGCAATCGTTGACGAACGAACCGACAATGCCCGTGGGATTCTTTTGTCCGGCCGGAATCGGAAATAGGGCGGCGCCGATGGTCGCGTAATAGGCGAGTGCTGTAGTGGTGTCTTGATCGGTCATGCGGTTACGTCGAGATACGACCGGATGAATTTTTCGGCGACTTGCGGGACAATGGCGTTACCGAATCCGCGCAACTTAGCCACACGGTTTTGTATCCCATGAGCCAACAAGGAAATTCCGGGTTTAATGCGCCATTGAGTTCCGCGGAAGTCACCGCTTGCCGTAATTTTTCCCTCGATCGTGTTCCGCCCCACTTGCAAAGGGCCGCTCCACCAGTAGCCGTTACTGCCGTTGGTGTCGGCCAAAGTTCCGTCACTCGGTCGTTTAAGTTCGACATGCCGTGACCCTGGGCACGTTTTTGTGCGATATATTCCGGTCGATGTGCAGGAAAGTGATCGCGTGCGCAGGGTGTCGGCCACAAACCACAATCGATCGCGTCTATGGGGCGCATCGACGGAACAAGCTGGCAATACTGCCGCCCCGACGGCGTAGTTCTGATTTTCCAAATCAGCGTACACTCCGTCGAGCCAAAGTTTTGCGCTTGCAACCTGCTCACCAAAGATCGTTGCAGGTTTTCGCTCGGCGATAAGTTTGGCCCACACAGGCCAAAGGTGGCGCTCGTCGTCGAAGCCTTTTTGTTTGCCCGCTGTGGAGAACGGTTGGCACGGGCACGAGCCGGTCCAAACAGGTCTATCGTCCGGCCACTCTGCGAGGCGAAGGGCGTACGACCAGCCGCCAATGCCCGCGAAAAAATGGCACTGAGTAAATCCGGCGAGATCGTCGGGCCGTACGTCACAAATCGAACGGGTGTCGACGACGCCGTATGCAATGTGCCCCCCTGCAATGAGTTCGCGTAACCATGCAGCGGCGAATTCGTCGTTTTCGTTATAGTACGCGACCGGCATGGGGAGCGGACCATGCCACGTCAAACCCGCACTGTCAACGATTTTGCTTACAGTAAACGATACAATCTAGGTATAGGGCGCGACCCCCGCCTCGCGCTATGCCTAGATCGCCAGCGATGCGTCAATCACGGGCGCCACTTCATACCGTCTTTTTCCAGCTCGCGGATAAGGCGCTCGTGCAAGCCTTGCTGTACGTCGACGCCGTTGTCTGCGAGTCCGCGCACAGTCTTTGCTACGGCTCGCGCCCTGGTAACGCTCATTGCCGGGTGATCGCCGAGCTTCAAATACGGCCGGCTGCCGTCAACGTCATACGTGACATGAAACGAAATCAAGCCGGTATTGCGAATAATTGCTCGCAATCCCACTTGTGCATCATCTGTGACCGTCACGCGGTCGAGCGGTATGCGACCACTTTCCAAATCTTTTGCGATGGATTCGAACATTTCTGTATTGAACTTCCCGCGATCTTTAATCGAAACACCAGCCGTTTCGCGGCGTTCCGACTTCGGTTTTCTAACGGCGTTCATGGCTTAACTCCAAAATTATTTTACGACTAACACGTTTGCTGTTGACAGTAAGCGCAAATGGTGATTGTAATTAACGTACCATTCACTCGCAACAGCGGAGCGGATAATATGAGTTTTAGGATTATCGTCAAGCAAAATCCGGGGCAAGTCGAATTCGAAGTCGGCTCCGTCGAGGAAGCCATCGGGATTCTGCAAGACAAAAATACATCGCTCACTAACCTTATGACCGAATTCAGCAAACTCCCCGCTGAGGGTGCACAAGGAGGCGGCGAATCGCCAGCAATCGAGCGTAAACCGCGCAAGCCGCGCAATGCGAATCAGCCCGATTCGACGAGTGCGCAGGCTCCGGCGCCGATTCCGCCGCCCGCGCCCGGTGCTGCTGCTCCGCCGCCTTCGGACGGCTTGAAAATTCCGCCGTTCCTCGATCGGAATGCGCAACAACCGGCGCCCCTTGCACCGCCCGCTCCACCCGCACCGGCTCCGACACCAGCGCCCGCACCTGTCGTCAAGCTGTCGGACAAGGTGATCGCCAACCTGAAAACGCGCGCCGAGGCTTCGCCCGACAAGGGCGCCGCGCTCGCGCAATGGCTCGTCGATTCGAAAATCGTCGTTGCCGGCGCAACATTCGTCGAGGCGTGTGCAGTGCTGCAATTCTCCAAAGACGAACAGTTGACGCCGATCGCTGCAGCGTTGGGCGTCAGCTAACGACGCACAAGGCAAACGCGATTTGCGAGACAAACAGGGTCGGCGCGGGATGCGCCGGCCCGCAACGCAGGAAAACAGGGAACGACAATGAGAACAATACAGTGGGATTTGCGTTTTATTGCGTTAGCCGCGCTGGTGGCGTCGTGGAGCAAAGATCCGAGTACGCAGACGGGCGCGGTAATTACGCGACCGGATAAAACCATCGCCAGTGTCGGGTACAACGGTTTTGCTCGTGGATGCAACGACGCACAGGAACTCTATGCGGATCGTCCGACCAAATATGCCCGCATAATCCATTGTGAAATGAACGCAATTTTATCAGCACGCGAACCGCTGCAAGGCTTCACGCTCTACACCTATCCGTTTCTTACGTGTGATCGTTGTTCGGTCCACGTCATTCAAGCCGGAATCAAACGTGTTGTAGCGCCTGTTTGTCCGCCGCATTTGTTAGAGCGTTGGGCGGATACGTTCGTGCGCGCTCGTGCTTGTTACACGGAAGCAGGCGTAACCATAGACGAGATCACACAATGACAAACGAAACCGCAGCACACGCCATTTACGCGCCGTCGAGCGCTCATCGCTGGTCGATTTGCACCGCGAGCGCTCCGGCACTTGCCGCATTACCCGAACAAGAGGAAGGCGAGGAAGCCGCCGAGGGCACGGAAGCGCACGAGGAAATCGAGCGCATATTGGGACCATGGGCGTCGTCGAATTATACCGTTCCGCCGGGTGCTCTCGACCCCGATCACCCGGCCGCGTACGGTATTGCATTGCTGATCGACTACGTGCGCAAATTACCAGGCGGTCGTCTGTGGGTAGAACAACGCGTCCGGCTCACCGATGATATTTGGGGCCGCTGTGACGTTGCGCATTGGCATGAGGAATCGGCCACGCTTACGATCGTCGATTACAAAAACGGCTACGTCGACGTTGATGCTGTCAAAAACGAACAGCTCCGCATATATGGCGCTAGTTCGATCTATACGCACAAACTACCCGCGAAATGGGTGCGCTACGTGGTCGTGCAGCCGAATTCGTTTATGCCGGTGCCGCGCGTCAAGCAGTGGATCGAAAGCTCCGACGCGCTGTTTGCCTTTGCCAACGAAGTCGCAAAGGTTCCGGCGTTGCCGCTCGACCAGCGTAAATTCGTATTTGGCTCGGCGCAGTGTCGCGACTGCCGCATGTTCGGCCTATGCCCGCCGACGAAAGACTTGCTGCTGCATCTTTCGACCGCGCTCAATAAGCCGGCGGAGGAAGTGACGCCCGAAAAAGCGGGATTGTTCCTGGCAGCGGAAAAGCCGATCGAGCACTGGTTCAAAGCGCTCTACAAATCGACGACCAAGGCTGCACTCGGCGGCGCATCGGTGCCGGGCATGAAGGTCGTAACGTCGACCAAACACCGCGAGTGGAAAGACACTGCCGCAGCGCGCGACGCCGTGGTCGCTGCGTACGGCGTCGTTGCGTTGTCGCCGCCGACGCCTGCGCAAGCGGAAAAACTCGGCATGCCCGAAGCCGACGTAACGAAGCTGTCGCATAAGCCGGACGGTGGCCCGGCGCTCGCGTTCGAATCGGACAAGCGGCCGGCCTTTGTGCGCAAAACCGGCGCGGAAATGTTTGCGGGAGTGGGAGGGGCAAAATAAGATGTTGACAATCAACGCAATTACGCATAATCTGCAACGCTCTACTACAATCAACGATAAACCGACAAACTAGGAGTGAACCGTGACCGAAGTTGTGAAACACAAGTCGCAGCGTAGCGAATCGACGAACACCCCCGAAGTCCGCGGCGCCTATCCGTGGCTTTTCAAAAAGCGCACCAAAACCGCCGCCGGTCGCGATCTGAAATTGCCGCGTAACGACGTGACGCTGCTTTTTCCGAAGTTGAATATCGACCCGACGCAGTGCGCGAACTACGCCTATCTCGCGAAACATTGCATGGACGCCGCCGCGAAGGCATGGCCCGGTATCGGCTGGCCGCAAGGCGGTCACTGGCCGATTCAGGACGGCGACGCCCCCATGAAGCCAAAGGCTCCGGTTCCGGGGCAAGCCGCAACGCCGGTCGATCCGAACAAATACCCGTGGCGCCGCGGTAATTGGATTATCGAAGTCACCAACTATCTCGAAACTGGCGTCCGTGTGTGCGTCATGCAAAACGGGCAACCCGTCGAGATTCCGGCAGAAACGGTTAACGGCGTTCGCATGTTCAAGTCCGGCGATTACTGCATCGTGAACTTGTGCGCGTACACCTTCCAAAACGAAAAGTTCGGCTGCAACTTCGGTTTCGAAGGCGTCTTGTGGACGAAGCCCGGCGAAGCGATCGGCTCGTCTGGTCCCAAGTCGGCCGCGCAAATGTTCGGTGCCACGCCCGCACCGGCTGGCGCTCCGTTACCGACCGGCCCGGCACCGCAGCCGCAAACCAATGCGGCACCAGCGTACGCACCGCCGCCTCCCGCGCCAGCTCCGCGAGCACCTGCGCCGCCCGCGCCTGGTGCTCCGCCGCCTGCATCGCCAGCCCTGCCGCCGTTCCCGCAGCCGTAAAGCGTAACGGAACGGAATCGACGGGGAACGCTGCGGATCGGCGTTCCCCGTTTTTCGTTTGAAGGGTCGAAAATGCGATTTGATCTTGAACAATTCGTGCGCGAAAGCAATCGAATCGAAGGAATTTTACGCGACCCGCTAGTCGTCGAGATTGACGCACACGCGGCCTTCCTTCGTCTCGAACGCCCAATGACCGCAAATCTTGAATCGTTTGTTTCGAACATTGCTCCCGGCCATCGGCTGCGCGACGGTTACGGCCTCAATGTTCGTGTAGGCGATCATATTGCACCGCGCGGCTGTCCTGAAATCAGAGAATCGCTAAACGCACTTGTCATGCGCGCCGGTCACAATCCCGACACGGCATGGCAAATTCACGTCGAGTACGAAATCCTGCATCCGTTTACTGACGGCAACGGACGTTCCGGTCGCGTCCTTTGGCTGTGGCAAATGCGATCGGCACCTCTTGGTTTCTTGCATCAATTTTATTATCAGACACTTTCGCGGCAGCGTTAGCCGTGCTCAATCTTGACATAGCGGTTTGCTATGACTGCGAGACGCTGCCAAATGCGTTTACATTAAACGTGGTCGGATTGTATTCTGATCTCGATATGACATTTGAAATTTCGGAATTTCGCGACGACCGCGAGACATTGCGTGCATGGTTTGAGCACTGGCAAGCGACCAAAACGCCCATGGTCGGATTCAATAACTTAGCGTTTGACTATCCCGTAATTCACGAGATTTATTGCAATCCGTATATCACCGTCGCGGAAATTTATTATTTCGCTATGGGGATTATCAACGCATCGTTTGGCGGAGCACGATTTAATGGCGTATGGGAATCCGATAGATTCGCTCCGCAAATCGACGTTTATAAAGTGCATCATTTTGACAATCGCGCCAAATCGACAAGTCTAAAGGCGCTTCAATTTAACATGCGTTCCGAGTCGGTCATGGAAATGCCGATACCGTTCGGCGTACCTGTGACGCGCGAGCAGGTGGACGCATTTTTGATTCCGTATAACAAGCATGACGTGATCGAAACCAAAAAATTCGCACTTATCAGCATGGATGCGATCAATTTTCGCAATCGGCTAACCGATACACTGCGCGGTGACGTACTGAATTTTAACGATACGAAAATCGGTGCAAAAATTCTCGAACAGCGGCTCGGTGACGATGTTTGTTATTTCGACGATCTCGGGCGCCGAGCGCCGCGGCAAACGTTCCGCGAATCAATCCGGCTCAATGAGATCATATTCCCGTATATTCAATTTCGAGACGCTGAATTCAATCGTATACTTTCATGGATGCGGCAACAGACTTTAACAGCCGACGAACTAACGGAAAACATTAAAACCAAAGGCGTCTTTACCGGCGTATCGGCAAATGTCGGCGGCTTGGATTTCCATTTTGGAACGGGCGGCATTCACGGCTCGGTAAGTGCGCAGCGTTTTGCCAGCGACACCGAATACGTTATCTGCGACGTAGACGTAGCGGCGTTGTATCCCTCGATCGCCATAGTAAACAGGCTTTACCCGGAACACCTTGGCGACGCCTTTGTGCGCGAGTATGCGCAGTTGCCGATCGAGCGCAGCAAGCACGCCAAGGGAACGGTCGAAAACGCGGCGTTCAAACTTGCCGCGAACGGCACCTATGGCAACAGCAATAATAAATATTCGGTGTTCTATGATCCGAAGTTCACCATGGCGATCACAATCAACGGGCAACTGCTGTTGTGCATGCTCGCCGAGCGGCTACTGACGGTCGACACGCTTCGAATTATTCAGATCAACACAGACGGAATCACGTACCGAATCCGGCGCGACCAGGTGCCGCACGCCGAGTTGATGCAGCAAATATGGCAACGCATAACGCATCTTACGCTCGAACAAACGCATTATTCGCGAATGTGGATTCGTGACGTGAACAATTACGTTGCGGAAACAATCGACGGTAAATTGAAACAAAAAGGCGCGTATTGGTTCCCTGTCAAATTCCCTGACGACGTGAGCAACGCCAGCCCGCCGGCATGGCACAAGGATTTTTCCGCGCTTGTGTCGATTAAGGCGGCGGTCGACCACATGGTCAACGGAACTGATATCGAACGGTTCGTGTACGCACATCGCGAACCGTTCGACTTCATGTGCCGCGCAAAGGTCGATCGCTCGTCGCACTTGTATATCGGCGACAAGGAAACGCAGCGCATAACGCGGTATTACGTGGCTCTTAACGGCGGTCCCATGCGCAAGGTGTCGCCGCCGATCGGCGAAGCCGGGACGTACAAGCGTCGCAACGGCATATCGGACGCCGAATGGCACGACGTTTTAGGACAAATCAAGCCCGGCACATGGGACGAGCGAATTCATACGAAAAACAAATCGAGATATGAAACGCGCGAGTTCGGAATCGAAGCCGGATTCAACGTGACCGAATGTAACGTAGCGTCGCGCTTCGATTTCGCAAACGTGAATTACGAATGGTATATCGAACGAGCGCGAAAGCTGGTGATTTGACCATGGCGAAAATAATCCGCAACAAATTTATTTTTGTGGTCGTCGGCCCCGATGAACAGCCATCAACCTGAAACGACATCGCACAAAAACGTGCGACTTGTGCCCGTCGATCCTCATGTCAAGTCAGCGGAAACGTGCAAGTTGTTCAATGCTGGCGTGAGCGCGAAAGCGGAAATGGCAAAAAGCGCGGACCCCATTTGCTACGATGTGTCACGGTCGAGAAAAGGACCGGGCTGTTTGAAAACCAAATCGGAGAGACACATGGAACGCGCAACAGCGATCAAGACACTCGGCAAGTTACTAGGCAAAAAGCTCGGATATCGAGTTGACGATAGGGCACCGACGCAGGTGGAACGGGAAGCCGCACGCGCGGAACTGCTTGCGACTATACCGGAGCGTGACAAACTGAAAGAACAGTGCGAAACTCGCTGTAGGGCGATACTCGCAGCGGATGCCGAGTACCAAACGATTCTTGCGGCACGACGAGCCGCACAAAAGAAGCTAGACGAACTCGGCAGTATCACACGCCACTATAAGATCACGGTCGGCACTTCGGAGGGAATGTTCTTTTGCGTAAAAGCCGAAGGTGATTCTTGGGAACAGGTCATTGACAAACTGACTGAAAATAAAGTTGCCGCCTAACGACAAAGCCGCTCCCGGAAACGGGGGCGGCGTTTCTTTTTGGAGTTTGACCATGCCAGCAATAACCGAGTTTCATATTCAACGCGCTGTGTGCATCTATCTCGACGCGCACAAATTCCCCGACGTGCTTTATTGGCATACGCCGAACGGCGGCAACCGAGATCCCCGCGAAGGCAAGCGCTTGAAGGAAATGGGCGTTAAAGCCGGCATTCCTGATTTGTTTTTCGTTCGCGCTGGTCGCATGTACGCGCTCGAATTGAAAGACGAATCGGGGCGGCTGTCTGCGGCACAAGTCGACATGCTGGCGCAGCTCACAGCGGCCGGCGTTCAAACCGCCGTGGCGAATTCATTGGCCGCCGCCAAGCAACAAATTTTTACGTGGGGGTTGACAGTAAACGCAAATTAAGACAGTATACGTTAACGATTTGGAACGGAGCGATTCACATGCGAATCCTGCTTATCGAGGATAATGCGCTCGTAGCGCAAGCGATCGAATTGTCGCTGAAATCCGAAGGATTCAAAGTGTACACCACCGATCTCGGCGAGGAAGGTGTCGATCTCGCAAAGCTGTACGACTACGATTGCATTCTGCTCGATATCGGACTGCCGGACATGAGCGGTTTCGATGTGCTTGCCCGGCTTCGTGTTGCGCGCGTTCATACACCCGTGATTGTCGTTTCGGGTTACGCCGATATCGACATTAAGGTGCGCGCTCTTACCGCAGGTGCCGACGACTATGTGACCAAGCCGTTTCACAAAGACGAGCTTGTCGCACGCCTTCACTCAGTCGTGCGCCGTTCCAAAGGTCACGCGCAGTCGATTATTCAAGTCGGCGATCTCGTGTTGAATCTCGCGAGCAAAACCGTCGAAGTAAACGGACGCCCGGTTCATTTGACCGGCAAGGAATATCAAATGCTCGAATTGATGGCGCTCCGTAAAGGCGTCACTCAAAACAAAGAGCAATTCCTGAATCACCTTTACGGAGGCATGGACGAACCGGAACTGAAAATCGTCGACGTGTTTATCTGCAAGCTACGCAGGAAATTGCGTAACGCGTCCGGCGGAATGGAATACATACACACCGTGTGGGGCCGCGGTCATCACCTGGCCGAACCGATAGAAGCCGCGCCCGCAAAATCGACCGCCCAAGCAAAGGCAGCCGCGTAATGCGGTTTCTAGTTGCTGCGTTCCTTTTGGTCGCGCTCGTCGGCCAGGCGGACGCCCACCGAGCCACGCCCTCGCCGGTAACGCAATTCTGCGGTGATCGGGTGTGCCCGATATTCGACAAGCCGCGCTCGGTAAAAATAAAGCGCGTGCATCGGGACGAGCGGCACGAGCGGCGAACCGTTGCCACGGTTACGCATAATTACTGCAACGTCGACACGGCTGCCGGTCCCATTACGATCGCGTGCTGGTTGGCGCCAAAAATGCAAGGTTTCATCGGTGACGTAGTGGCGCGCGGCTTCAAAGGTCCAGTGCACTGCCTTTCCTACGCCAAGTCACACGTCGCTCATTCGCTTCACTTTATCGCCGAGGCTTGCGACTTTGCACAACGCGGGTGGGGTCGCACTGTTGCGGTCATGTATCACGTCGGAGATCTGACAGCGAAATGGGGGTTGCGCAACGGCTGTTCGTTTGGCGATTGCGGTCATATCGACAGCGGACGAATCAACAATGCCGAACGCCTACAAGAGCGACACAACCTGTATCGCGACGTTGCCAATTTCCGGCGGCGACCGGGAGCGTAGCGTGCCACTTACAGACGCAGCCGACCCGGAAGCCGTACGCGCCGTTTTAATACTGTGCATTGCGGTTTTGGTGGTGATCGGACTCGGCGTTTATGCGTGGCCGGAACAATGAAACGCGTACTCGTATGCGGCGGTCGTGACTACGCGGACCATGCGCGCCTTTGGTCGGTGCTCGACCATTACCGAACGAAGTTCGGCGGATTTGCTGTTTTAATTCACGGGGCGGCTCGCGGAGCTGATTCTTACGCTGACGAATGGGCTGAAATTCGTGGAATTCCGGTCGATCCTTTCCCGATAAGCCGCCGTTGGTGGCAAGTATTCGGGAACGGTGCGGGACCGTATCGCAACGGCCTAATGTTGCGTGAAGGAAAGCCGGACGTTGTTATCGCATTTCCGGGTAAAAACGGCACCGCTAACATGATCGAACAAGCCGAGCGTGCGGGTATTCCAGTGTTGCGGATTCCCGCATGATGCTTTCCCTTACCAATGCGGCCGCACTTATCCCCGGTGCCACGCCCGACACGTTGAAACGTCATGCGCGAGCGGGTAGGCTTACGGTGTACCGCACCGGCAAAGCCTATACCACGACCGACGCGGCCATGGCGGAGTTGATTGAAAAGTGCCGCGTCGTTCAAAAGGACCCCGCCTATGGCTCCGTAAAAAGCGCGCGCCGCGCGTTGCCGCATGGTTCATCCTCGACGATTCACGCCAGCACAGCACTGGACTCGGCGCTCGCGCGAGCACGACAGACAAAGAAAAAGCGTTAGCCGACTATCTGGCCGAAAAGCATACGGTCGTCACGACAAGCGGCAGTCGCGATCCTTCGCAAATTCTTATTGACGACGTGCTCGCGCTTTACGCGCGTGACGTGGTGCCGCGCCAGGCTCGCCCCGACGAAACCGTTTCGCGAATAGAGTTATTGCGCGTTTATTTTGGCAGTAAGCCGTTAGCGGACGTGACCGGAGCAAATTGCCGCGCCTATGCCGCTGGTCGTAGCACGCCGGCAGCCGCGCGCCGTGAATTGGAGGATCTGCGAGCTGCGATCAATTACCATCGCAGGGAAGGGCTACACGACAAAATCGTATCGGTGGTGTTGCCACCGAAAGCATTGTCGCGGGAACGATGGTTGACGCGTGCCGAGGCCGCGGCGCTTATTAGCTCGGCGTGGCGATATCGCGAAAAGCAGAATCGATTGTCAACAAATCGGCGCACCAGGCGGCACGTTGCCCGCTTCATGGTGGTTGCCCGCTACATGGGGTCGCGAGCGGGAGTTATCTGCTCGGCCTCGATCGAGCCTAAACGCCCTTCCGATCGAGCATGGGTGGACCTGCAAAGCGGGGTGTTTTACGGGCGCCCAATAGGTCAACGCGCCACGAAAAAGCGACGGCAGACTGTCCGAGTGCCTCTGCCGCTACTGGCGCACATGCGGCGCTGGCGCGCGCGCGGGCAGCGTTACGTCGTGCAATGGCGCGCGCAGCCGGTCGAGCGCATAGACAAGGCGCACCGGGCCGCTGTGGCGGCAGCCAAGCTAGGGCGAGACGTGACGCCTCATGTGTGGCGACATACGGTCGCCACCTGGTTGATGCAGGCAGGCGCCGATCCGTGGAAAGCGGCGGGCTTCCTTGGCATGACTGTGGAGACGTTGCTGCGCGTTTACGGGCACCACCACCCCGATCATTCGGCAGACGTGCACAGCGCTCTTGCGCGCGGCGGCAAACGTGCAGCCTAGCGACGTAATCGGGGCCAACGGCAGGCCAACGATATAGGGCGATTTTAGACCATATCAGCGCACAGCAACGCATCGAAAACACCTGCAAATGCTGGAATCCGGCCAAGCAACCCCTCGTTCGGGACGAGGGGGTCGCAGGTTCAAATCCTGCCACTCCGACCAGCTGCCTTCCCGGCACGTTGATTTAGCACAACTATCTGTATTTGCTATAGAACTTGGGGACACCCAAGGACACAAACTCGTATACAGAGGCGCCTGGCGGATGGCTCGTCTCAGGCGAGAAAACAATGGTTCCTTCACCTCCAGGAAGAGGCTCCGCCGTGACGTGCATGATGCATATGATCGCCTCCGCGGGGCTCGCCATGGGGCCAAACTGTTCCTCCTGCCAGCACGCCCCCAGGGCGTTGCAAAGATGTATCTGCAATGATCGTTAGGTCATGGTGTCGAAACTAAAAGTTTTCCCAACTCGTCGCATAC